GTGCCTGTCTTACTGCCATATCAATGATCTCCTGATGTGTATGCGCGGGAAGATCACATGATCCTGATGAAGCAAGCGCCATGGGTGTCTTTATATAATTTAAAAGTAATGCCGTGTTTGTGGTAAATCTGTCTATTATCAGTTTTGCATATGTACCGGAAATAGACAGATATGGTTTAATGAAATGAGTTTTGTTTGTTGTCGTGTTAATGAACTTTGATACATCTTCACTCTTTATAAAGTTACATTCAAATCCCTCTGATGCTAAAACAAGAGGATATGTTGACCTGGTACATGTAGCAAATGCCTTTATCGCGAACATAAAGTTTGCAGGTAATGTATATTGTCTTGCTCCATGACTGTCATTAGAGACATATGTAAGAGCAAGGTTTGTTACAATGGTTCGGAGATCAGCAACCCGCCTCTGGTTATCTTCAAAGGCAGGTGGCTGAAAATTTTGTCCGAACATACGATCTTTGATAAAATCATCCTGAGCATTATTAAGGAATACCAATATCTCTGCGGTCTGGTATCCCGGAGCCGAGAAACTGGTTATCCTGTCATAATACAACAGGAAGGATTCTATCATCTGATCGACAGTCATTATTCAACGTTTTCAATTTGATGTTTTAACTTCATACGTACATCCTGGTTCTTGGGATCATCAAGAAAGTCGATAAGATCTTCAATTGTTCCTATCGGATGATCAGACCCGGGAAGAGAATACAGATGCCTGTTACGCTGCAGGGAGCCATTAGCTATTGACTTTTGGATCAACAGTTTTAAAGTATAGAAGTCATCATTGAGAATCGAAAGATAGGTCTTAAGATCATCTTCAATAATTTGTCCTATAGCTTTTCTTAACTGGTCAAGTGTAGCATTACGCGGTGGCTGCTTGGCATCTTTTTTAGTAAGATAGTAAACATACAGGAAGTCCTTCATCTTATCAAGGCTCGAATCCATCTTGCCAAAGAGAATATATGCATTCTTCTTCTCTTCCAGGTTGCTGACATCGTCCAAAAGCTCTTCTCCTTCTTCCACAAGCGCGAACTTGTACGTCCCACGATCAAATCTCGAACTCCAGTTTGGAGCAATGCGATCTGTATCGGAACGGAGAACAAGAAAATTGATAAGATCTTCAATCCTGTCAAGATGAAGATGCAGTCCATTACGATCAAGAGTAACTGTCTTTCCTCTCCAGAAACATTTTGGAGTATAAAGATTGAGTTTCTTTATATCTTCAAGACCAAGTTCTTCAGCAAGAAGAACAACATCCTCTTTAGTAAACTCCGGCATAGGATTGGCAAGTATGTTCCCTTTTAACACTGGTACTACAATACCTATCTTTGCTCCATCATTCATGAAAGAAGAATCATGGTCGCTTGTCACCCATTGTCCTTTACGGCGAATAGGTCTTACGACATATCTCTTCTCTCGCAGATTCCTGACCTTTATTGAATAAGGTCTTTCCATTTCAAGTACTTCATTTAGTACATCAGGCTCAGGAGCCAGCGTAGATTTTACGCCGGCTTTTCCTTTACCTGTATTGCCTCTTTTTGTTTCCATGCTTTTAGTCTCCTAACTAATTTATAGATTCAGTTAATTCAATACGCTTGGTTTAATGGTAGCGCACCTGGTAGGATCGTTAACCAGACAACCGCCAACGAATGCACGGTGGAATGTGTAGCCATCTTCAGGAGAAGACATGAATCTCCGTGGTCCCTGTGCCTGGAACGGATCTCTCAAACCGGGTTGATAACCCATGAAATCTTCCATTCCTTCATTATATACAGGACGGATATTATCCTCTCCACCGGTACGTCCAACATTAAGGATCTGGTATACATAACTCTGTGCAACACCTTTTCCGGATGGATGCATGATCTTATTACGTTCCCTGTCATCAAATGTTGAATCAACCATGACACCAAGTTGTGTTCCATCAGGACCCCAGTATTCTACATAGTTCTCATGATATCCCCAGCCATTACCGGATTTATATTTCTCATCTCCGGAATAGAAAGGTGTATAGAGAGTAGTATAGTTCTTGATTGCCTTATGGAAGTTATATGCTCCCCACTTACCGGTACGCATGATCACTTTTCTTGTCTGACCATAACCACCTTTAGTATCATCGGTAAGATCCATGATAGCTTCGGTAAGCCATTCGATATCAACATCAAAATCATTGTAATAAAGAACATTCGATGCTTCAATCTGCTGTTCGAGGCCGGCACCCTGTTCGATCTTGAACCCGCTGTAACCAATTTGCTTGAAAGTACCATCGTCTGCACGGTTGGTAGTTGCAAAGTTGATCAGCTTATCCTTCATATCCTGGAACTGTGTTTCAAATTCCCAGTCTGCATACTGAGTCCATGTAGTCATGATTTTCTCTTTGCCATTCGAATCCATTGCCTTCCATGAGAAAGCTACCGGCCTTGAGATCATATTACCTGGTCTGGTGTCCTGCATCCTGATCATCGAGAAGGTGTTCTTCATCGAGAAAGGACTGGTATAGTTCGGGGTTCCACCTTTTATTGATAGTGTCTTTTCAACAATGGACCATTCTTTTGAAAACCTTTTTCCGGCTACGAGTTCATCGTAAGGAATATAGAGATCAGTGTCTCCTGTGAAAAGTTCGCATTCATAATCCCACATGGTCCCGTTTGGAACCGGTATAGCTACAATCCTGATCGGGTATACAGAATTCTTTTCACCAACTATCAGGTTAGTGTCTGAGAAATACTGTTCCGGGAATGTAAGAGTAAACCTTGCACTGCTACGGCCAACCTGTGAGGTTGCAGAAATAGCACTGCCATTTACTGTACAAGCAATCAAAGGCACGTTCTTTTTTGAAGAACCCTGTAGCCTCCAACGAAAATCGTCATCTGTCTTTAAGGTCAGAGGACTGAATTTCTGAAGAACAAGACCGAAGTTTGTTCCCCTGTTGGCGCGATACAGCATGTTGATCATCTGGCTCGTGTCCTGTGGTTTGTTTTGATAGATCGCACCCAAGTGGTTTTTGGTTGTTAAACCAGACCAGTCTTTGGGTTCATACTCCTGAAGTGGTGATACTCGTTGCATTTTTATTTAATTTAGAACGATTAAGTTACATGTTAATAAACTGTTGTGGAAATTGAAAGTCATCCTTTTCCTCTTTTTCTCCTTTACCCTTATTTACTTCAGAGCCTGGCTTCCCTACAGTTCTTCTCTCTCCATTGAGGATACTTCCAAGACGTTTTGTAGCTGAAGTCTCAACTTTTTTAGTAAAGACATCGAATGCCCCGTCTTTAATCTTGTCATCAAAGAATCCATTTTTGATAAAGTAAGCCAGGCGCAGTTCAAAAGCAAGAGGGTTCTTTGCTCTTTGGGCCATTGCAGCACTCATGGGGATCTTCTCTCCTTGTTTATTAGTAAAATAAACAGGAACAGTAAGTGACTTGATGAGTTCTTTCTTTTCTTCTTCTGTTACTTCAATTCCAGGGATGATCTCTTTGGTTGCTTTTACTGCAGACTGAACAGACTCTTTTGTCTTTCTGATGGATTCATCTTTTGCAGTCTTTTGTCTTTCTGCCTGAATCCTCATCTCTTTTCTCTCTTCTTCGATGGTACTCTGGATCTCTCCAAGTCCTTCTGTAGCTTCCTCGAGAAGATCTTCCTTTTCTTTAGCTATAGCTACCATCTTGTTGATTTTTGCTTCAGAGAATCCCTTTAATGTCAAAAGGTCCTTGTAGACCTGTTCCTGAAGTTTCTCATCTTCTGCAAGGGATTTCTTTGTAATGGATCCGTATCTTTCTTCAAGGCTATAATTATCAGCCAGTGATTCAAATGGAATTCCCTTTTCAAGATCGGCAATAAACTTAACAGCTTTATCACCTATTGTAGATTTGTATTCTTCTACACCTTCCTGAATAGACTCATCGATTTGTGTCTGTATGTGCTCATTAAGTTTTATGATTGCCGCTACAGGTTCCAGACCATCAAGGCTTTTTAAATCAAAGTTTGGGAGTACGCCGTGTTCCAGAAGAGCCGCAGCATGGAGATAGACAGGAGATTCGTTCCCTTCATCTGGCGCACCCCCGCCCTTTTTGTCTTTCCCTGGTTTAACTGTGTCCTTCTTATTGTCATCATCATCAGGATTTTCATTATCCTGTACGTCTACGATTAATGTATCGTCTTTAGCTTTCTTCCCGGGTTCGGATTTATCCTTCACGGGTTTTTGACCTTTACCTGGTGCTCCACCACCTGGTTGCCCTTTTATCTTTTCATCGTCACCTGGTTCATCCCCGACACTTAATTCATCGTCAAGTTCATCTGTTACAGGTTGATCGACATCAAGAAGAGCACTCTCAAAACCGGATATATCCATGTTCTGAAAGAGATCGTCATTGTCATTTTGCTGCTTTCCCATTTAAAATTCTCCTTTAAATTAATACAAGTTTAGAAATTAGATTAATACCAGACAAGAGTATCACCATACACGAGTCTTTTTAAAAAAATACTTCTATAGATAAAAACTATAAAATTAAATTTTATAAATTATTTTTTTATAGTTGCAGGTTTTGGTCTTGATCTCGCGATTTTCTCAGCACTCTGAACCTGCATTCGCACGATATTTCTTTGTTCTTTAAGTTTCTCATTGAACTGTCGGATCTTCTCTTTCATCTCTTCTTTACGCTGCGCGAGCTGCAGGCGAAGCTTTTCAAGTTCAAACTCGCGTTTTTCTGATTCATCATCCGTGATCTTACCGAGATCCTTATCTTCTCCAAGCTTAGCGTATTCAACTTCTATCTGCATCTCTTTCATGTAGATCTCAGCATCAAGCCGGTTATTCTCAATTCTTTCTGCCTGTTCAAGTTTCATGAGTTCAAGTTCATTCAATGCCTGTTGAATTCTTTCCTGGCTTTCAAGTTGTTCTTTACGTACATCATCTTCTCTTTGATTGCGTTGTTCTTCACTATCTTCAAGTTTACGGATCATACCAGCGACACTTGTATCACGATATATTGTAAATAGATCTTTAAATGTAGCCTTGTCATTCTGAAGAGCTGCAAGAGATAATTGTTTTATCGCTGCTATGAGTTCTGCATCATTCTGTCCATCGGATATATAATAGCCATAATCCGTTTCAGCAAACTTCCTTCCGTCAACTTCAAAGAGATGTGTTATCATACCATCATCAACATACTGAAGTTTTTTAATATTCTCTCCTGTTGCATTCTTCCATGCATACTTGGCTGTCTCAAGAAGACATTCAAGTACACGAAGTTTTGTATTATCGTGTACCCTAAACCATTCTTCAGTAATATGTGAGCTCTGGGTAACGGATCTTTCTACTCCTCCATATGTTTCCCTGTTATCAATCTGTCCTTCGCGTTGAGGAGTAATACCGGCTACTTCACCAAGTTCATTTTTTACATATTGTGCCAGTTTAAGATTAGCAAGAATAACTTCTGAACTATTGAGATTAAGAACATTGGAATTCCTTTGTTTTATCGTAGACAACAATTTACCCTGGGCAATACCTTTTTTACCTTCCTTGAACGAATCAGTGACCATGTATCCATTGGCCTCTGCATACATCATTACAAGTTCCTCATCCCATCCATCAGGAATCTCTGCCAGGTCCAGTTCTGCAATAACTCCTTTATTACGTGCCGATGCAAGTTCCGTCCTGCGCATGTATACATTATAAAGGTATTTATATGGTTTAACACGGTCCATAAGCGATACACCTGTGCCTCCACCTATCGAATATATTGTTCCTATATATGGCGGAAGACATATTGACGGATTGGAAAACTTACTTCCTATCCTGGGAAGAGACTCAATACGCTTATACATATCAACTCCTATCTTATGCCCCTGCCACCATTCATTTATCCATCTCCAATCGATCTTCCAGCCAAGATTCTTAAACTGATCGATAGGGAAGTTCTCATCAACGATAGTCTCCTGTTCATCTCCTTTAGGATCATAATATGTCAATCTCCCTATCTTACGTCTGCTCTTCCATACAATCTTCGCAACGAAGATATTTCCTTCTGAATCAAACTGTCCACCAAAGTTACGGGCATCAGGACCATCAACAGTAATAAGTTGTGTGGCACCAAGACCACGAACATTAGGTTCATCTCTGTCAACGGGTCCACTGAATACTATGTTTGATGCAAATCTATTTTCCCGGGCTCCTATTTCCAAGGTGTCAATCTCATCAGAAGTAAGGACATCCCAATAATCATCAATAACCTTCCCGATAGGAACATAACCGCTGTCAATGATTATCTCTGAATCCTCTATCTTATAACTATCTCCTCCTCCAAATGTTGATATATTAAGTACATTCCGTTTACTGACAACCGGTTCTCCATGCAGTATTGGCACCTCATATATTTCCTCGGCACCAACAAGAACATCATAAAAAGCATCTGAGAATATGTTCTTAAGCTTTTGAGTGTACCAGAAATAATCAAGGATCCGTTGGCCCATCACTTCACCGTAATCCTGGTATTCATAATTATGATAATGTTGTAATTGTTTTAACCTTCGGGCAACCTGTTCCTCATTATATCCACCACTGGTTATCTCCTGGGAAATAAGACCAAAGACCTGTTCCCTCATCATGAACTCTTTCTCACTGACAACATCCGGGTTAACACTTCGTAATCGCCATTCAAACCTGCGCTTCCCCTCTTCTCCTTTTAGTACATTGAACTTTGTCAGTTCGATAGGATAGTTCTGGATCTTTGCAGGAAAGTTAACTCCTTTTATTCCCATAGGATTAAATGCCTTCTCTATGTCACTCTCATCAATGATCCCATTTATAAGATCATAGTTGATCTGTTTTGCAACCCGGGATTTACGAATCTTACTTGTATCGCCATTGGTTATTGTCAGGCCAGCCTCAATACATTCCTTACCCCATTCTTCTGTTTTTTCACGAAGTAGTTTTTTCTGAGAAGGAAATTGGTAAATAGTCATTGTAGTTGCCATTGCAGTATGGTTTAATTTTTATTACGATTTTCTAACTGAAGTCTTTTATTGATTGTTGAGAATGGATTCGATTCCTGTTTCAGTTTTTCCTGGAACATCTCCATCCTTTTAAAGAAAGGGCTTAAAGCATCTTGTGGTTTCTTATCCATGTCATCAGGGTGAATATGCTGCATGTCCTCTTTAAGTATCATAAGCATCTGTAAAGCATCAACCCTATCAAAGTTACCCTTTGGATTCCAATATATTAACTCCTGTAATAAAGGAATTGAACGGATTCTATGGAGATTTAATATTTCACTACCAGGTTCTATAGATGTTGTCAGCCAGATAAGTATTTGTTCTCTTCCCCATTTCTGTATAGGAGCCGTTCCTGGCGTTCCTTTACCTCTGTTTAACAGAGACTTATCGAATATCTTATCAACGATTATCTTGGGAGTATCACATAGTAAATGTGCTGAGTGTCTGTTATTTAAATATGTAAATAAACCTTTCCAGTTATTTTCATAGTTACAAATAGCTCTGTAATAGATTAGTAACCTTCTTACTCCTTCATAATATTCATTTGCAGTGGAGGGACGACCGGTATATTCTGCAACTATCCTCTCCGTAATCCGGTTCATTATGAATGTACTACCAAGAGAATCAGTAGTACTCTTATCATGATCATAAGTATCATTACCGGCAATATATATACCCCATGGAATAACACCATCTATAATAACCGGTTGTTCGTATATTATTATTGCACCCTGCAGATTGCGTTTATCAAGTTCCGGGAACCTTCTTATAGGATGAAGATCGGCACTTGGTTTCCATTCTATCTTTTGTGTCTCTTCATTTATCTCAAGAAAACCAACATATTCCTGTTCTTCATATTTTTCAGGATTAGAAGTAAGATGATTAAGATGATGTTTAAGATCATTGATAGGAAAGATAGTCCCACCAATACGCATAACAGCTTCCTGGGGTGTACGTGGTTCTTCTGCAATGAATCTTATAATGGTTTCAGGGTTCTTTGTTGCTTTAATAATCTTATTCCTTGAATGATCAACCATCTCCCTGGCAATATCTTTTAATGAATTTCCATCCTTATCCATTGCTCCTTCAAGATTCTGTTCAATAGAAACAAAATGACCACACTTACTATTCAAAGATCCTTCATCCCATATATTAGGAACCTGATGAATATTATATGCATCACCCTGGTAGAATAACTGTTCAAGTCCCATAAAATCAGAGTCTTCCGTACCCCCGGTCCCAAAACTTACGGCTAAACCATGAGTAAGACGACCCTGTTGCATGCTTTTTAACGAGATGTTCCATGCCTGAAGAAGATTAGGATTCTTACCCGATTCCTCATAGATCAAAAGTTTACCACCCTTCCCCCTTACTTTTTGATAATCATTCTTCATTGAGATACCCATTATTTCACTCTTGAATCCTTTCTCAATCTTAAGACCTTTCTGATCTACTATATAAGATGATCTCTTATACATTGTAGTATCATGCTTCTGTCTTCTTTTTCCCCAGGGTGTATGTTGTTCGATATGATCCATCATCTCCCATGCTTTTGAGAGAAGACCATCTTCAATAAGGAATGCTTTATCATCTGCAAATACAAAACTCTTGGATCCTGGAATAAGATAATAGTTCCTATCGCACATTGAACCAGCCTTGTAACTATATCCTCTACGTCTTGATTTAATTACAACGCCATGTTCACCATTTGCTTCTGCATCATCAAGATACCAGAAATACTGATAATCACCATCCCAGAAATCAGGAAGAGTAAAAACACGATCTGCTTTTGCCTGTTGGTAAAGTTTAGCGACTGCATCCTGATCCGTTTCATCATCAGGAATATCAATTTCTATAGCTTTATAAATAGGACTGTAATTAAGGTAGAAATAAAAATAGCCGGGGATCTTATCCCGGCCTATATCATATCCATATACTGATCGTCTTGCTTCTTCTTCCCAGAATTTATAATACCTGGATGACGGATGATCATTTACAGGATAGTTAGTATATCTTTCAAACTCGTTAAAATGTAAAGCGCTCTCGCGCCATACCTCAGTATTATAGTGTAATGTATTCTTAAAATAACCTGTTTCTATAATTGCCTTGTTGTCATCCATGTTGCTTTCTCAGTATCTTCGAAAATACCAACTTTACCACCACCGCGTATTGACATCTGATCCTCTTCACCATAAATCTTTTTTTCCCATTTCTCAAGATCCTCAACAATAGATCCTACATCTTTCAATGCTTTAGTGGCCAGGGCCGGGTTATATGATTTGGTATCATTGTCACTATTAAACTTTAAAGCTTCATTGAACTTGATTATTGAATCAACAGTGTCACGTATACTGCGAAGATATCTCATTGATGATGTCTCCTGCAGTTTAATATATTTCTTTATTGCTTCTTCAATAATATCATCAGTTACATATTCCGGATCTTCCATTACTTCCCGGGATATCATGGAACGTTTTTCAATACCATAAATATTATACTCACTTTTATAGTCTGCCACAAAATAAACATAGGCGAGTTGTTTGGTCGCTTTTTCTTTATTCTTTGAAATATCTCTATCCCATATCTTCCTGAACTCCGGGATCAACAGCATCCTGGGTTCTATCGTTACCTTGTTCTGATTGAGAATAAACATCTTCTATTGTTTTTTTACTTTTGTTTACAAAGAAATTACGCTTACCTTTTTTCACTTTGAAACATCCAAAATATTCTAATCGCACATAAGGGAAATAATTATTATAAGAATCAACTTTCTTCATCGTTTCCTTGACCATCTCAAATTCAACAGAGACAATCATCTTAACGGTATTTTTATGTATTCCGTGTTTCTTAGCTATTTCTTCGCATATGCGATCAATTCGTTTTGAGTGGATGTCCATTTAACCTGAATGTAAAAGTTAAACTACGATCATCAGCTAATATTACAAATATCGGCTTAATATTCTTTCCTTCCAAAATGCCAAGATTTCTTAATTGAGAAATATATATATTAAGATGATGCTCCTTCATTTTAAGATTATCACAGATCATCTCCTTTACTTCTCTTGAAAAAAGCTGAGCAGATCTATCCTTTTCAGGTATATTCTTATACTCATCATTAAAGTAAAGTAGTTGTGCAAGGACTCTCATAGGTTTATCGCTAAGAGTAGCCTTACGATTACCGGTAATATGCTTGAGCATGGAATCTATAGCCGGCTTCTTGAGGATCAGATACTCGAGAAAGAATTTTTCCCTGGTTGTTGTGATATTGATATTTTCTGCGAGCATGATTAAATTTTATAAAATCAAAATTTATAAATTTCAATTTAATACACAAAAGCCAGGTGAGGAACATCCCCCCTGGCTTAAGTTTTTTAAGACGATGATTTAATAATTCTCCATACTGCAATCAAGTTACTTCGTCAAAGGTAAACTTGATTTTTATAAATTCCAAATTTATATTTTTCAGTTTTATAAATTACTTTATGAGATTCGCTGCAGGAACCGTACAGAATATATCATGATCCTTTATGACCCAATAGAGCTCTTTGCAGATAACAAGAGGTTCTCCGGACTTTCCACGGTATAGAATATGGTCCCCTGTCTTGACAGATGGTTTAAGGAGTGTCCCCCCACCTATATCCCTTCCCGGGCCCACAGCCATAACAACACCCTGGTTAGGATGCTCATCCCATTTATTCTTAAATTCAATATCTGCCACCTCATAACGAAGTGCATCTGCTGTTTCTCTTTGTTCTCTTTCGAGTGCATTCTTAGGAGCCGGAGCATCGGCAAGTATAAGCTTGCCTTTCTCTGCACGTTTTTGATTTACATCCTTGATAAGCAACCTTCTTATTATTATATTGTCACTACAAGGTTTAACCGGAAATTGTTTTGTTGTACTCATAAATATTGGTTATTAGTTAATTATTAAAACGAGAGATCATCTTCTATAGGAGTAGCATTATCGGATTTCACTGACAATATATCATCCTCATCATCGCTATCAATTCCAGGGAACTGATCTGAATAACTGTTAGACTGTGGTCTTATATCTGCTTTGATGATGTCATCAGCCTTATTGATTATCTTGATCTCCATTACATCAAGATTGGTGTAGAATGATTCTTCTTCATCCTTTCCTATCTTTCTCCCGGAGATCTTAAACTTACAGATTACAAAGTCTCCTTTCTTTGCACCATCTAACTGACTCATTATTTCATTGATACATTGGAATCTCAAGTATTCAATGAATGTCCCTTTTTCGGTAGGGTTGTTGACCTGGATAATAAGTTCCTGCTTTTTGAACTTATCTGATTTAACCTGTGGCTCCATGATCTTATAGATCTTTCCTTTCTCTGTATAAATTTGCATTTTATAAAATTGAGATTTATAAAATTAAGAATTACTTTTTGCTTGCCCAATTCTTTTTACAGTTACTCCATCCTGATCAGAAATATATCTGAAAGGATCTATCACTATACTTCCTGCAGGAAACATGCAGTTCCTGAACACTTCATGCTTAGTTCCTATAAAGAATATTCTTGCATCACCAAGAAATTGATATAGCTCATTTTCTTTCTGACCTGAATTTGGATCCAATTCTCTGCTCTTGCTGAACATATATACAGGATCAACCCATGGATCATACATCTTTATTTGTTTCTCGTCTATCCCTCTGTCAATTAATAAAAGTTCTTTTAATAAAAGAGATGGACTACCTATGGTAAGATTTGTTTCCGGTTTGAATGTATAGCCAAGGATCATAATATCAAGATTACAGTCATTATTGAAATACTCATCTTCTATAAGCTGAGCAAGCCATTCTGTCTGTTTCTCCCGGGCCATCATAAGATTCTCCCACCAGTCATAAGAGATATTGAGTTTCTTTGCAATATGACTCAGGGCAATATTATCCCTGGGATGACAATTATGAACTGTACCACAAGGTACAACATAAGTATTATGTCTATCAATCCAGAGATTATAAACTGGTCCTTTAAACCATGTTTTATGTATCTGTATTATATGACGAAAAGTTCCTTTATTGGTGACTACATAGTTTTGAATGTCTACTGGATTTTCAATTTTATCCCATCCAATAATATCACATAATTTAGAAGCAAGATATTTATTTCTAACTCTTACTTCATATGCTTTCTTATGAATACCTCTTGGTGGGATAACCCTCAACGAAGGACAAAGATCAAGACGATGTAGTATTATAAAACTCCCCCAAGCAAGATCTTTCGAAATTGTACTATATGAAATTCCATTCTTATTTCTATGTCCATCTCCAAGAATTAATCCTTTCAAAAGCAATAGCGATTGTTTTGACCATAAAATTTGAGGAGGAATATATTTTGTAGCTGCGCCTTTACCAAAATCATTAAATAATAATTCTGCAAGTCTTTTTGATCCAAATCTTACAGATAAACTATTCCCTTCTATTTTAATAGTAACTCTTGAAAAAAGACCTCTTAAATTTTTCCTTTTTGGAATAAGACCAAATCTCTCTGATGTTATTCTTTCAATTAATTCTTTAATTCGTTCAGCATACATCATTTCTTTTGCATGCAAATCGAATCTTATTCTTCCCCTTCTCGAATTTAATTCAAGAGATCCCTCGCTTAAATACCAACCTGCAAGTTCAAGATATTCAGGAGGCATTCCAGGTTCTCTTCCTTCGTTAATCTTAGGCCAATACAACATATTATCATATGTTAGATCTGATGCTTTTATCTCATTGTCATCTGACATCAATTCTGATATCTTTAATAAAGTATTCCTTCTCCCATCAGGAACCCTTGTTCTCAAATCAGTTGAAGCAATAACAGGATGATCAGCAGTCATTAATGTATGAGGAAGTCCTTTTGTTTTTAACAAAATCATATCTCCTTCATAATCCCTTACATATGTTTTTATTACTTTGCAAAATTCACCATTTCCCGAAAGCACCATGTCTCCTTCATTTATTTCTTCGATAGGTTTCATTCCATTATATGTCATTACAAGTTGTCCTGCAGGAAAACAGCCGCCTCCATCCCCCATTCCTGCTCTCATATATGAAGCTGAAATGATTCTCCTATCAGCTAAGGATAAAGCATCAATAAGATGATCCACATCGGCTCCGGTCTTTTCACATAACTCCATAGCTGCATTAGCAAAGCAGATCTTACCTGTAATGTAAGTATTGTATAGGACCTTGATTGCCTCAGCTGTATTGATAGAGCATTCAAACACTTTAGGAAAATAATCAGCTTCCCGTGGAAATGGATTTAATACTTTTTTATAGAAATCCTTAACAATTTCTGCAGCATAAGGATCATCAACCCCCAGGAGAACGAATTCCGGATAAAGGAAATCCTGTATTGTAGTACCCATTGCAATAAAGAATGGATTATAAACAATATGTAGATTAGTTAATTCTTTTGGTACTAAAGGAAATATCTCGCGGTACATCGTTCCGGGAAGCACCGTTGATATTATACTTACAACGAATTGCTTCCTTTCTGTTTCATCAGACATTCCATCCAAAATCATACCATTTATATATTCATTATAATGAACAATCTCCTGAATGATATCCTTCATTCCGGCAATAAGATATGAATAGTCGAAATCCACCCTTTCTTTCGGAAGAGGTGTTATTCCTTCATACCTGGGATCATGTGGTGTCTGGATAGATACAAAACAGATATCACTTTCTGTAAGCACAGAAAATAGATTCTTTACTTCTATTTTCGTTTTTTGAAGTAACTCTTCCGCTCCCTCTTCGCGATACGGAATCTTCTTTTCATCGATGTATCTTTGTATTTGTGGATTAACATCATATCCACATACCTGATAGCCTCTTGACTCTACAGCGAGAGCACAGGGCAAGCCCAACTTACCTAAAGCCACAAAACCGATTTTCATAATATATGAGTTTTAAGTTTAAAAAATCCATTAGATTCTTTATTCGAGTTCCAGTTCTCTTTTATCCCTTTCATACTATATCCGGACCATACTACTTCAATAAGATGACTCTGGAATGTATTACTCCACCATGTAATATCTTCTCTTATTATATGTGTTGAATCAAGTTCGTATGCTGGTTCGTTATATGTCATGCCATTATTAGACAGTGGTACTATAACGAAGATATTATCTGAACAAGATCGGATCTCTTTTATTATATCATTGATCTTATCATAACCAATATGCTCAAGAACATCTTTACAGATGATCCAGTTCCATCTTTTCTTTTTCCAGAATTCTCCGCTATAAATATATTCATCTATATCAACAGGTACATTCTCAAGAGCATATTCGCTTATATCATATCCATAGGCATTAAAACCAAGTAATCGGAAAGCCTTAACAAGATATCCCATTGCGCAACCAAAATCCAAGATGGTATCTTCATCAAGTATTACAAGTTCATTTGATAGTCTGTATGCCAATGGTATTGTTAATTCAGGCATCCACCGGTACTGAGAATAAAGACTCTTTCCCGTTTCTAATCCCCTGATGTAATAATCCTCATCGTACTTTTCCATCATATAAAGTTTTCATATTCAATCTTTTCTTTGATCCATATAGGATTATCGTTATGCATAAACCCTTCAAGCATATTGACATTATGAGTGAATACACATCCCTGGCAATCTCTGTTTGCATTGAAAGGCTGATCTATACTTCTACTCATATATTGCTTTATATCTTTTGCCACGCATAATGCATATTTCATATCAAAATATCCTGAATTATCGTTTAATGGTATGCTATCACAAGGAAATACTATGCCACCAAAGATCTCACTTAAATATGGACGAAAATATGACTGATGACAGATATTACTTACTGGTGCTTCTTTCTTCTTATGTTGAATAAAGAACCTGTTGTCATATTCTCTTCCAAGCCATTGATCGATCTCTTTATAACTATCTTCAATTTCTTCGTCTGTTTGCAGACAATCTGGAAGTACCCTGATATACTTTGCATTTATATGATCCGCTATTGTTACAAGATCATCCGGAGCGAATCTTTTATTTTCCCCTGAATAAACGAAACTCAGTCCTACAGTGGTATTCTTTCCAAATTGCTTACTATTATCCATGAAGGAGCGTATCCAGTAATCATCATAATTGACACTTACGCGCACCCAGGAGAAAGGATACATATATATATAAGGTATGGTTGTTCCATTTGTTATAAGAGCTATTTCTTTTATTCCAGATCTGTGACTTCTGAGTAAATGAATAAGTTTATCAAACTGAGGATATAATGTAGGTTCACCACCACCGGTTAATATGACAGCTTTACAGCCAAGATCAACTACATCTTCAATGTATCTTTTAATAACATCGAGTTCTAATCGTTCATGTTTTGCCCTTTTTATAACACTACAATACTTACATTTAAGATTACATCGGCCTTCAGGTGATATATGAGTTGAGACTATTGTTCGTGAATAACCTTTTTTGTAATTCTCCATCTGAGATTTATGTCTGAAAAACTTCAATCCTGTTGAAGTATATATGTCTATATTTCTCATAATCGTATTCTCCATAGTCTCTTAGGATAACCAAGTCTATATCTTACAACATCTATACATACCTGTAAAAGCTTCAATTGATAGTGGGCAATATTAGAATAAGTGGCATGTTTGATTTTTTCTTCTCTTAATATCTTATTCATATAAATCCCTTCCCTGTTTTTATATTCTATCTGTATCTCTTTAACTGTAGAGTCGATAGCATATATCATCTTGTTCTCTTTTATAAAGATAGTTTTGTTTCCTGTATTTTCAATTTTAGTGACATAAGTTTCAAAATCAAAATACTCTTCATAGAACTGAGAACCTTTTGTAGGTCTTATCCCCAATGATAACCCACATGTATAAAAAGGATCCTGAATAAATTCTATTGTCTTCTCTATTGTTTCTTCAAGATCCCATAATAGCGTTCCGGGTGTTATAAGCATCAATGTCATGAATGTTTCAATATTGTATTCCTTCAATTTGACAAGTGCTTCGATATTCTTTTCTGCAGTGCACTTTTTTCCTATCTCAATAAGTACATTATCGGAGAATGATTCTATACCGATATTGAGTCTTCTGAACCCTGCCTTTTTCATTATAGGAAGGATATCGTCATTGATATCATCGGCCCGGGCAAAACACATGTACGATAAATCATCAAGTCCTTTATCAATTACTCTTTGACAGAACTGCATAACAGTTTTCTTATTGATGCAAAAATCGTCATCGGTAATATATATGGTCCGTACAAGAGGATGTGCCTTCCTTATTCTTAAGATCAGATCCGTCAATATATCGGCATCAATCCCATAAGAAACTACATTACATCCTGCAGCATCAGGTAACTGATTCGTAGATGTACAGAACTTACAATGATGAGGGCACATGTTACGCGAGTATATCCTTATTGTATAGATCTGCTGAAGTATCTCATCGGTAATATTGTCTCCATATTTCTTAAGATAATAATCCCAATATGTTTCATAATTTATATTTTCCCAATCTATCTGAGAAGTAAATATCTCGAATTCTTCCTGGCTTAGACTTCTTGCTTTATTCTTAATGATTATTCCGGGTATTAACTCAAGATCATACTCATCACATATTAATAGCATAGGCATCTCTCCTTCTCCAATTACAACTATATCGCATGGAGACTTATCGAGTATTGTCTGGTAGTTGTACTGAGCTTCTATGCCACCGGCAATAAGCATTGCATTTGGAAGAATATCTCTTGTGGTCCAAACATTACTGAGATCTTTAGCAAGTGTCTCTTCAAGACAGGAGAATCCTATTATATCCCAATCTTTCTCTTTGAGTTTATCTTCAACAGACATATAAGAATCACTAAGATCATGGAGGTTAGGATCGAATGCCTCTGCATAATGACCATTGGCATTAAGTACTCCTGCTATCCTGTTAACACCCATAGCAGGACTTACATACCTGCTTTCATTAAGTCTGTTCGAAGAATGCGGCGATATCAGAAGGATTTGTTTCATTATATATTTTGAGTAAGATTTTTTCCGGCAACTCCCTTCCATTATATGGTATTGCACGGGATATTGAGGACCTGTATTGTTTTGATATCTCAAGATCCCTGTTATTAGTTTCATAATCCCATGTCATCCACATATCAAGCCAGTTTTCATCAGGGATCGAGTCTCTTATCACGGCAGAGAACGCGAGGGCTGTAAGATGCTTCCAGTACATCACCTTCTCTGATATAGCAAATCCGAAATTATGAACAAAGCTATTGAGGACTTTTATGTTACTTGTCTCTCCATTTCCTTTTGTTACCGGTAATTTTGATAAGTTTGTCATGTTCCAGAATACTACTCCTGTCCTGGCTGGTCTTTCCGGAATACGAAATAAATGAGTCTTCCATAACTCTACCTGTTTTGTCTTCGCGGATTGATATCCTTTCTCGATAAACTCATTAAAGGATGCTTCAACCTGGTCCTTTCGAAATACATGATCAACTTCCGGGATAATAAATATATCAGGTTTGCCATGATTGGGAATGACATAGTTGTTTATAAGTGTGGTGTAAAGATTCCAGGGTACGGAATAAGGATTCATCTCTTTAGTCTGCTCGATAAGGATTATCTTCGAATTATTAAGATCCCTGATCTTTTGAACCACGTCATCAAACTTCTCAGGAAACTTAATCTTTACACCTTTATATATACACTCAGATACATTTCCCCAGGGTTTGTTTGTCCAGAATACAAATATTCTATCAACGTGATCAATGATCGATAATATAGATTCCTGAATGTAATCTTCCCCATAGAGACACCGGTAGACCGCGTATGTTATCATATCTTAAACCTGTCAAGTTTCTCCTGCAGTTCCTTTATCCTATCCTTAAGCTGGCCAATAACCATTATAAGTACAAATATTGTCATCCCGGATACAAGTAACCAGTGACCAATTCTTGGTATACCAAGGAACCAAAGTAACCAGGCAAGAATGGTTGTTAGCCAGATAATAGTTGAAGTCATATTTTCTTTTAAATAACGTAAAATAATGTTTGTCATTTTGCTGTGTTTTTAAGGTTTAAGTATTTCTCGATTCTCTCCGTGATCATTTCTGCTGTAGCCATCCGGTTCTTATCGGATAACTTGAATACTGTTGTATCTACATTATGAGTATCATTGTTTCTCCACTGCATGTAGGTATTGTCTCTTGGTGAACTGCCATTACTGAAATGAAGATGTTTTATTACTACCTCAGGAATATACTTTGTTACTCCTGTTTTTTTTGCAATATCGAACACCCAGGTATCATGATAGAAGAAATGGAAGCAATCAGGAACGAAATATCCCAGGGCCCCGACCCAATGTTTTGTAACTATAGGAAACGCACAATGCTTTTCACCATTTATACTATCATCAAAATAATAACAGAAAAATGGATGTTCTGCTGCCATCAGTCTTTCTTCAAGGATAATATCCCAATCAGGTGTGATATAAACAAGATCATCATTTCCCATTATAAATACATCAGGACTATCGTTCCATGCTTTCATTCTGGCCAGTTCATTCCAGATCTTACCTATCGGCCGGCGTTCCTCTTCAATCATGGTCATTATAATATTGTCATGACTATGATCCTGCATCATACGAAGTATATCATAATAGTCTTTTTTCCCTGGATCATCTGAATCTATTCCAAACAGGAAATAGATTTTATTTTGCCGGCTTACAGTCTTATTAATACTGTCAAAAAACCTGTAAAGCTCTTTTGGTCTTTGTCTTGTTGGTGTAAGGATAGCTATCTTCATATTTTTTTCATTATTAAATTCTTAAATATTATAACTTTCTCAGCAGTATATGGAGTCCTGAAACTTGTACCAAAAGCATAGAATATAATATCTCTTGTCATAGTGTCATCATCTATATCCGGGTCAACCCAAAAAGCGCCGATCTCATTTTCATCAATATATAAATCAGTAAGTTTCTCTTTAACATCAAGATCTGCTTTTGTGACTTTGTTTTTCTCAAAGCCCATAGTCTCATTTTCATCCAGAAGTTTCTGTATCTTTTCTTTCTTTGAAGTATCGACAATATATATCTGTAGTAGTATCATTTAATATAATATTTTGCATATTCATCAATCGCTTTATTGAAATTGATCAATCCCTGTTTTCCAGTAAACATTATATAAACTCTATCTGAAACTACAGGATCACAACCAATATAATAATTATCTCTTATTGTAGATAACTTGTTCTTCCAATTGATAGGTTGTACAAGTTGCATAGGGGCAAGTTTGACAGGTTCTTCTGGAATAAGTAGTTTTGGTGCAATAACACCAGCTGCTACAACTGCAGGGATTAACCTGAGAAATTTTCGTCTATCCATAAATTAATGAAATATCATATATCCCTAATTCTCTCCTTTTTTTTATTATCTCACCTATTTCGATAGGCAGATACGCAGTTATTTCTGTAGACATCATAAAGTCATAAAAAACTTCTCGTGGTAAATATTCAGCAAAATGAAACATTATATCAGTACATCGTTTTGACCATATAAAACATTCATTTAATTCTTTTCTGAATCGTTGTCTTTCGATATTTCTCTGTCTGAATTCTTCATGTATTTTTTCTCTGTTCGATTCAATCTCAGACATACATTCACGATATTCTTTGTCTGATTTAATATTATTATTCATATCACTCCATTTAATATAAAAATAGATTGCAACGAATATTGGTAATAAATATAATATTTCCATTTAACTCATTGAATAATTAAAGATTCTTTTCTTTCCGCTTCTTCTCCTTCTGATAGTAGTTCCATTATGAATGATACTATAGAGGTTATCATTATGATCGAAATAAGATATAGAAGTTGCAATAAGATTCATAAACTGAATCTCCTCTACACACTGATAATAGTACTGTCCTGCCTCTTCTATGTAATCAATCCTTATCATTTTACTTCTTTAAAAAAATCATCAAATCCACTACCATCTCTCTTATCCGGCTGCCTGGTTTCTCTCCGGACTTTAACTTGCTCAGATTGCTTTATATGTTCAATAGGTCCGGTATTATCGTTACTTCTTACTTCTCGTCTTTCGATTCGTCCGACTTTCTGTATTCGTTGTTTTCCCCGGACCAGATCTGAACATCCACAGATTACCGATTCATCAACATAGAGTACATTACCATTAATGAACCAACCTCGTATCTTGTTATACGATATACCTGAAAACTCTTCCAGGGCACGGATGTTTGTGCTCTGGATGAATCTCCGGGTTTGTATTTCGTAGTAAAAAAATGTCATTATTTTTTCTTTTTGTCTGTCTTTTCTTTTCCGAATACATTATCAAGGAATTCTTCGTTGCCGGCCATCTGATTCCATATCTCAGTCTTTTCATAATCAGGTATATCCTTAATCTTACAAAGCCTTAACTGCTTATCAATGTAAGTAAAGAAGTAATATCGGCCCTTGTATGCAAGTCGCGCAGTGAACTTCTCATCCAGGTTCATCTCTACCAGTCCTCTTTTGATCTTTGCAGCTGTATCCTTTACATTCTGTACTGTTACATTGTAAGCTTCAAGAGCCCGCTTCTGATTCTCCTTAGCTGCTGATAATTCCAGTTCGGCTTTTGATAATGCTTCACCAAACTTAGGAAGAACATCTTCGAGTATCTCTGTATAGTTCCTTCTTAATTCAACCTTCTCATGAGTATCCATTAACCGGTTGGTTGTTACCGGTTGATTAAATGAAGTGAAATGAGTACCAAGAAACTTTGCAGCTTCATCCCAATCAGGGAATTCTCCAAGAGATTCCGGAACTCCTGTTCCGTCATTTGAAATAGCAAACTCAATGTTTACAGGGCGATAGAATTCTTCTTTCATTTTAATAATCGTTTTAAGTTATACTTCTTATCTATTGTAGTGAACATCTTAAGCTGTTCTATAAGTAACTGTATATTAACAGATGATGGTTCAGGCATATCATTATTACCACTATCAGCACCTATATTGACCTGCTGAGGATGACATACCTTAATAAGCCCAACCATTGACTACAAATCAAAGTCCATGATAGGTTCGATAGTTACATATGTCTTAAAGTACTTTGAGATCCTATCCATGGCTCCTGATCTCTGTATAGGTCTGGGACAATTTCCCATTATCTCAGGATACCACCTGTTAGTCTCTATTGTAGTACATATCACGGAATTCTTAGGTATCTGACCCAGGTAGTCAAGGATCCTCCCTGGATTCTTTGTCTGAAATAGATACTTTGCATCATACTTCCTGCAGTGATTGAGAACATCAAGGATGACACATCCTGATACTTCATACGAGAATAGATCATTCTGGGCTGCTACAAAGATAAACTGATCACTGGTGAACACATCCTTCATACAAGAGTCATCAAGATGAAGAGGTCCTGAATACTTCTTTGCTATAACAGGATATCTCTTTGACAGCTTATAAGTACTACAATAAGTACACTTATGAGAACATTCTCCGGCAAGAGGGTTCCAGGTATGAGTTATAAATTGGTACATGTTAGATCCTGGTTTGACTTTATTTAGTGCCATCTTGTTCTTTTTGTATGTTCCATTTATAATCGTGTTCAGGTAATTCTTTTGGCGGAATAGAATTCTTATTAAAATAACTTGCAATATATATCATTGCTTGGTTATACATATTATAATAAGGTATCATTAATTCAATGATGGATCTTTTCTTTTTCATAATCCTATTCCTAATCGTTTAAGTTCATTCTCCTGGTTCTCGTCCAGCAGTTGACAAATAGGTCTGCCACTTTCAGCCTCAACAGCATTCTTATTAAACTTCCAGAAGAGAAGTATCTTATATGCTTCTATGTTGTGTCTTACAACAGCTCCTGACATATCATGCCAGGGCTCCTTATACTCTTCCTTCGTGATAACTGGTATTAAGTACCACTTACCAAAGCGCTTCCTTACATAAGAGGTGATTGTAACCTGGCCACTTTTGGTTTAATCAGGATCTTATGAAGTTCTTCTTTTGTAATCTTTGCCATAACTTTACACTATGTATTTTTTAATTCATCAATACAAAGATAAAACAGAAAATAACAATTTACGGCATGTAAAATGATAAACTTATCAACACACGGCATGTAAAGTAACATTCCCCTGTACATAAGAGCACCCACCCCTTTATCTGTAAACCCCCGCCGTCTTCAGCTGGTCCCAAAAACACCCCCACCCCACCCTTATTAACAATAATTTACAGACCGTAAAGTTATCATTACATTAATTTACACCACGTTAAATGAAAAAACCCTTCCATTTCTGAAAGGGTTAGAAACAGTCTTTTAATGATTATTCTTCAAAGAAACAAAAAAACACATCTACCGTTTTTCCATTATCCATGATATAACACTCTGCTTTTGGCAAAATAAGTAAGTCGTTTTTTAAACAACGATCTTCATCATATATATTAACTTCGGAGACAGTAAATTTCTGTGTACCTGAAGTTTCTACCATATCGCCAAGAATCCAGGTATCTGAATTCTTTTCTTTTGTCTTAGCGGCAATACAATGATCGGAACTAAAATATTCCTTATGAACAATTGAATCCCCATTTAGAATGTGGGTTTCTGCCTGACCTTCAAGGTCTGTAGTGACTACTTTTAATGTTAACATGATTTCTGATTTTTAATGATTACTACTAATTCTATTTCGACTGCTTCTAAATACAAAGATAAACAATTAATCCAAATAACATTCAATGGCTCCGCGCACATTACACCCCAAACAAGCCGATAAAAACCACTCCCCTATACCTCATGCGACCAGAGAAGCCCCAGGGGGCAACCATCCTCAAAAAACCAGATGAACGACCTGGATCAATCCCGGGGATATATCAGAACACGCGTAATGCCTCACCAAACCCCGGTATGTCTCTGCTCCGCAGGGCCTCCCCCGTGGTGCTTCCGCAGGACTCTTCCAAACGGAATATAGATATGGAGGAAAATAATTAAACCAATACATTATTATTATGAATGAAGTTAGTATTAGCAACTTTGCTAAAGGTATGACAAGTTCACCAATAGGACAAAGGACTGTTTTACCACAGGGAACTCATTACAGGTTTGAGAAGAAAAACAATGATTATAATATCATTGTGGAAATTGCACCTAAAGTATGGCAGGCCGTTAAAGATAGTAACGGCAAATTTACTTACTTTGATGCTGTCAGTAAGTCAGAGAAACCAATTCCAACGGATTCACGTTGGATAATGCTTAACACCGGGTTTGAACAGACAACAAAGAAAACCATTGATACTTCAGTAACTTTGGATTTCAAAGATGTACCGCTCAAATCAGTGTTAAGAATGAAAGTTACCAATGACAAAGGTTATTCAAGTCTTGATCTTGTACCTTTGACAACTAAGGAACTGAAAGCACTGACGGCAACAGAGATTAATTAAGAAGAGGGGAGAAATCCCCTTTTTTTATATTATCAGCTGCTTAAGGTTAATTTACATGCCGTAAAGTTATTATTGCATTAATTTACACTACGTAAAGTGATATTGTCTCTAATATAATATTAAGGTATACCTTATTATATATAGGTGTGCTTTTTTATTACTATTACTGCTCAAGGCTGATAATGTCACTTTACACTGTGTATTTTAATATTATTGTTAATTTACACGGTGTATTGTGATATTAACTAATAATACAAACTATACCTATATATATAGGATATAATTCAGGATTGTCTTTTATTAATTGATCCAATTCTGTTTGATTAAGAATTTCCTTTTCAATTAATATACCCTGTTGATTATCAATAAGAATAATATATTTTCTTTCAATAATCAATGTTTTCTTTCCTTGTAATAAGCTTTTTGTTTCCATGATATATAATATTAGAATTCAAAGATAATGCTATTTTTTGTTTATACGGTGATTATGCATTATATTTGTGCAGTTGGTCATGTTTAATATAATTGAAATGAAGAGAAAAACACATTATTATGTAGTAATAGATCTATATGATCTACGTAAGACTACAATAGAACAATCAAAGATTCAAGTATCTGTAATGGTTGGAAAGCATCGTAATACTATTGATTTTGAACAAGATAACATATATGGACACTATCTTGTTCTTCCCAGATACATAAAAAGTAGATATATTAATCCACCTCCAGGAAGAATACAAAATCTAATACATAAATAATTATTAACTTTACACTGTGTAAATTTACATATACAACAAAATACACTGCGTAAAGTGATAAATAAGCTGGCTTTTTATTTAATAATATTAAGCAATTATTGTCATATAAGCTGTAATATTATTGACTGGTAAACAGTGCGCAAAGCGCCATTCTACCTACATTTGATGCTTTTAAGCCTCTGAACAGTATATCTGAGATACCATAGAGTGTTATTGGAGATATATACTCTTTATGTATCTATCATAAGTATATTATGGATAAAAGATGATATTAGTTAAAATATCTACATTTGTTATTAATTACAATCTACGCTCAGATTATGATACCACATGATGATCTTATGAGTCCTGAATGAAAAGGGTGCTGTAAAGTCAGGATAGCAGCTAAAAGATAATTCTCATCCAAGAGCCGGTTCAATCAGGGGTTGCAACCTTGTGAGTATTATCTTTATTTAGTCAATAGAATATTAACTTAATATTATATGTCATGAAAATTATTGAAATTACTGATGGCTTTCTCAGTGAAGAAACTACTCTTAAAGTGGCTATTACTGAGCTTCTTAAGGAAAGACAGGATACATTTAATAAGCTTAAGAAAGCTAATCCTGCTTTTGTTCCTAATCAGCATTTGTATATGGCTCATATTAAGAACTGTAAATCATTACTTAAAAAATTAAACAATAAATATATGTCATGAAAAAACCATTTAACTTTCGTAATGTAGATCCAGACAGAAAATGTCTCGATTGTAATGTTCCTCTTAAGCTTAATTTGTTATCTAAGAATCCAAATGCCTTAAGATGTTATACTTGTAATACATTGAAATCCAATAATCTTAATATTAATCGTATAAGATTGTTAGAAGTTCAAAAACATAATATACTATCTTATAAGCCATGACTGCTAAAGACATTAAACTTGCTATGAGTTGTGAGCATAACTATTTATGGTCATGTAAACATAACTCTTCATATGGCCAGGATTGTACCGGACCATGTAAATACTGTACTTCTATTCAGCTCTTTACAGATAGTATTATTTGTCCTATATGTGATAATCCTGTTGAATCAGGCTATTGTGTTAATCTTAATTGTGTTAATCATGGCTGATATAATCAATAACTTTGATCTATTGAATTATGGTAAAGACATAATTCTCTGGCAATCACCCGATAAGCCTCATAAATCTCTTGTTTATCATACTCAGGTTATATTATCCGGAATTAATATTGTTTCAATGATATCTACATTTAGAGTTATTGATGCCCTGGGAAAGATAAGATATTCAGGATATCATCTTAATCTTGCTGTTCAAGCTTATAATAAGCTTTATAATGAGTAATTTGTTTATATTATAGATAAATCTTGATTGTTATGACTATTGATGATGATTTTTTTAATAAGATCAACAGTATCTGGATGAACAACATAAATCAGAGATCTGGTAAAACACAAAGTATCCGTGATATTATTAATGACAGATATGGAATACATAATGATCGTGTAACTCCACATTATTCATTATTCTCTAAATCAAGATTAAGGAAAGATCTTCAGACTCATGATAAGATCATAATATTCAGATTTTTTTATAATCTGCGTAATCCAATTGATATTAAACCATTTGAACCTTTAATTTTCTAAATTTAATAATGTCACACAAATGAAAAAAACATTTCTTATTTTAACGTTATTGTGCCTTACATTCGTTTTAAGCGCACAGGACTATGAACTATACAAATGTTCCAGATCAGGATTTCGATACAAAAATGATAATAGATCCTGGTCACAATGGGCATTTTCTGAAGTCGATATGATATTACGGCTTTGCATCAAAGAGAATAAACTGGAATTTAATAATAATAATAAAACAGTTTTTTATTTTAATTTTAAATTATTAAATGAATCAGGTGTTGACAAGGATAATGATAAATGGACAAAAGTAATATGGTCCGGATTTGATGATGATGGTCTTAAATGTAATCTTGTTTCAATTGATTATCCAGAACTCACTAATAGAAACTTTGTTCTGGAATATTTTGATTATGAATTTATCTTTGAATGTATAATTCTTAACCCATTTAAAAATACATCAATATGAAAACATTAATTTATCTTTTCTTCGCTATTATCGGGCTTATATGTGCTATTTGCTCGATTGCTATACTTTCTATTCATCCTGTTAATTGTGTTCAGGTTGTAGGACTTCTTTCATTAGCAGTCTTCTCTATGGCTTCTATGATGATCTTTGGTTATGCATTCTATCATCAAGTTAAAGAAAATCGATTATATGACCTGGCAGCCAAAGAACAACTTGAGAATGATTGGTATTATTACGAATTACAATGTAATGAACAGTTATTCAAAGTTGGTAAAGAAAGTTTTGAAAATATGAATTAATACTACACTCTGTAGATTTATTTGCTTTTGTTATCTACAGGATGTAATTTTGTTTATGATTTGGGGCTTTACTCATGGTTGGTTTGACAGTATAACCATCTTAGGTAAGTAAAAAACTGTCAAATAGTCCTTTGGTGTAATTGGCAACACATTAGATTTTGATTCTAAGGAGTTCAGGTTCGATCCCTGAAGGGACTACAAATAATAATATACTCTTAATTTGGATGGACCATAGAAATATGCCATATTAAGGAAGGGGAACAGTCCAGTTCCCCGAGAGCTACCGGCCATATAGTCAGTCTTCTGTTGGTGACATAGCAGACAGCTGGTATCACTTGGAGCTGCGGCCCGGGATAATATCCTGGGCCTTTTCTTTTTAAACCAATTAAACTATTATATATGAAAAATCTTGATGTTGCTGAGATATTATCTATTGATGCCAACAATCTCAAACAAAAGCAATTTGAGGCATTGAAACAACATGGAATTGATGTTCTTACTGAAATTATCGATTTACTTAAAAAAGATAAATTTGATGATATACGTCAAAGAACATTTTATTCTCCTGCAGGTGATGGAATGGGATCAAATAATAATTGTATTGAATTCAATTGGTGTAATGATAAAGATTCTGTCGATATTGATTCTTATCTTGATACGCTTGAATCACTAAAAAAGAAATAACTTTGCTTTCCATTGAATAATATTATAATTTTAAAGTTCACTTAGTATTAACAATTAAAAACGCAAGAAAATGAAAAAAAGAAAAGCTTTTCTTCTCGGGTTCCTTGTGTTGGCAATGGTTACTTTGCTGAGTGGTATGGTACGGAGTAATAATATTGTTGATCAATCTTCAACTATTGTTACGACTGTACAACCACCTGGTGAGTTAATGCCAACTATTATTAATGAAAACATCACTTCTCCGGCCAGTATATGGATTTGCACCATTAATCCGGGATATGCGGTTAACGCATCCGTAGTCATCTCTGATGCCATTTTATTTACGGACATGTTAGACATACAATGCTATACTTATTATATTATTGAAAAACCGGAGTTCAAATTGCAACCATTGGAAGGTTATATCAATCAAATAGATAAATATCCCTTTGCCCGATTGCAAAACCAGTTAAGGATTCATAAATACTTAGCTACTCAATCTGCCCGTTCATGGGTTTATCGTCAGCCAAGAGATGGACTTAGACAGAGTTGGCAAGCATAACATATCTAAAAGATCTTAAATTTCAAGGACCGGTCAAAAGCCGGTCCTTTTTTTTATCTAATATTTAAATTATTATGGGAGAAATAGCTGATAGTATGATTAATGGTGAGTTCTGTCAATCATGCGGTGAATACATTGGTAATGCAACTGGTTATCCAAGACATTGTTCTGGATGCAAACCAAAAAATAATAAGAAGAAAAAGCATGTTACAGTGAATAATAATATTATTGCATATAATTCTTTACCAAAAAGACCATGAAAAACCATACTGAAGAAGAACTTAAAGCAATGATGAAAGATGTTCTACTTGAGAGTATTGATAAAATAGCATCTGCAGTAACTAAGAAGTTAAAAGTTGCTATTAAAATGGATCGTAGTCAACATGTTCGTAATGAACATAGATTAGAATTCGTTAAGAAATATTCTACTTTGTGCAAAGAAGCATTTGGAGATGATCATGATAATGTTCATCACAGAGATTATAAAAAATCTGGTTTGGGGAAAGCTATTGTTGCACTTGCTCGCGAAGAACCAAATTATAAACTAACTACATACTCAGGTGATATTTATCGTTTAGTCGGAATAACATATTTCAAATCAATTAATAAATGGCCATACAAATAATTAATAATGAAAAAATTGAGTTTTCGAACAATCAATTCTGTAATGGGGAAAGAACAGAGCCCCATACAAAGACAGTTCTCCAATAAGATCAAAGGTCTTGGTAGAACTAAACCTATTAAATTAGGCAATAAACCTGGTAATAATGATCCATGTCCCTGTGGATCCGGAAGAAAGTTTAAGCAATGTTGTAAATCATAATTATATGGATGCTAATGAAGCAAACTATAAATTAGATGATTTAGTAGCATTAGCTAAATCAACTACAGTAAGCCTTACATTGAATCAACTGAGTCAATATATGAGCCTGTATCACTAACGCAGAGATGATGAATCTTTAATAAAGATGAATTATTGTATGCTTATTCTTCTTATGAAACAAGGACTATTTAATATTGAACAAACGAGAAAAGATATGTCTTTTATGTTGAATCAACGAGAATTATTACAAATGGTTAAAGACTTCAAATCATGACAAGAGAAATAGCTATCCGATTGGCTCCTATCTTTAAACATGATTTTAAGAGAGCCAGATATCAGCAGGCTTGTATGCATAATCTATTTGCAAATCCTCATGTAAAATCTAAAGAGATTGGTCGATTTGATCGTAAAACAATTCTCTTTGATATTACTAAGGCTTTATATCTTGAATGCAGACAAGTTCTTGGTTTAAAATATAACGATCCATTACCAACTAAATAAAATATGTCATGAGTAAAAACAGAGCTATTACCGCTAATATATCCGCACATTACGGATATAATTTCCTTGATACTTCAGCTACAAGAGTTGTAAGCGAAAGTGAACGTAAAGGAATAAAGAGAATGAAAAGAAGAGTACGTAATGAAGGTCCATTCAACGAATCCCGGATAGTACGTATTCATACTCTTGATGAACCTAAAGCTTTAAGAGTAATAAGTAATCTTCTCAAGAGATATTGATCTTATAACAAGGAATGACTATATGTTATTCCCTATTTCTTTTAACTAATATTAATAATCATGTATGATAACTTATTATATCGTCAGATAAAAGATGTTCCTATTGCTGTTATTCAGGAAAAAGTATCAGAAGCAACAAAAATTCCTTTATCCTTAATATTACTTGGAAATAAAGCACCAGGAGCAAGGAGAAAAGAATATGTTATGGCAAGACAGATATCTATGTATCTTTCTAAAGATCTTACCAGATTTAGTCTCGCTGTCATTGGTGTTGAACATGCCGGCAGGGATCATGCTACAGTATTACATTCAATAAAAACTATTACTAATTTTATCGACATAAATGATCATGATGTAACATTGAATGTAAAAAAATCTATAGATCTTATCAGAACATGGAATAATAACAGGCCAGATAAAATAAGACAACCTACCCTTAAAGAACTTATACGTAAAAAGAAATATCTTTCTTATGATATAAAGGTTGTTAACGAACAAATCAATGCTTTACTTATGCCTAATATTCCAGGTAAATCTAAACTTGTTAAAACATGGATCCTTAATAAAGTTCCTCTTGATGTCAGACAAAAACTTCTTTTAATTCTTGTAAATATAAAAAATTATGAAAGCAAAAACTATTGAACAAATTCTTCGCGGATCATTCGCTAAATTCCTTAAATCTATTACCGATGAAAAGGTAAGAAGTCTGGTTAAAGATAATTCTATTATAACTGGTGGAGCTATTGTGTCTCTTATTCAAAATGAAGAGGTAAATGATTTTGATGTATATTTCACTAATAAAGAAACTGTTGTTACTGTATGTGAATATTACAGGAATTTGCTTATTAAAGGAGATATATCATTTGAAATGATAAGAATAGAACAAGTTGCTGATGCTAATGGTAATATTTACCCAGATACTGGCCGTGTTAAATTCTATATTCCAAGTAATGGTATACGAAAGATAAATGCAACAGGTAAGAAATATTTCCCTGCAGTGATAACTGATAATGCTATATCTCTTACAAATAAGTTTCAACTTATTATAAGATTTTATGGCCCAGCTGCTGAGATTCATAAAAATTATGATTTTGTTCATGTAAGATCATATTGGCTGTCAAAAGATGGTAATTTGTATCTTAATCCTAATTCTCTTGAATGTATCCTTACAAAAGAATTGCGCTACATAGGTTCTTTGTATCCTCTCGCCTCTTTATTCAGGTTGCGTAAGTTCTTATCCAGGGGATGGACAATAAGTGCCGGAGACATCTTTAAAATAGCTTTTCAAGTATCTAAGCTTAACTTCACTGATCCTTCAACAATATATGATCAGTTAATCGGTGTTGATATACATTATTTCCAATACATGATCTTTAGAATACAAGAAGATCTTAAATTGGATAAAATCAAAGAAGTTGATCAGGATTATTTATCGAAGCTTATTGATGAGATCTTTCATTCATCAGAAGAATATAAAGTTGATGCATATCTTAATGCTGAAGAAAAAGATGAAACAATTAAATCTGAAGAATAATGTCATATACAAAAGGTAGTTGGGAACCTGTATATCAGTTATACAAAAAGGCTCCTAAGAAAATATGTACTGGTGTTGGTATTAATACAAAATTCCAGGGTGGTATGTATACTGAATTTGTTTGTAACTCAATATTACCAGAGACAGATGAAGATTATATTAAACAGGCAGATGAGATTGAAAGTAACATGAAGCTAATTGCAGCTGCCCCAGATATGCTTGAAGCATTAATATCAGCAAATAATTATTTTGTTGATCTACAAAATAAATGTGCTCTTACTAATTCAGATGAAAGAGCATGGAAATTAATTTCAAAAGCAATTAAAAAAGCAACAAAATGAGTAAAAATCGTATAATAACAGAAGATCCCCTGCAACAAGTATTATTCCAGGGCATTAATTCATTAACAGATGCTGAAACACTTTCATTAGTAATAGCAGGAAGAAATTCAATAAATAAAGCTAAAGAATTACTTACAAAAGTTAATTACAATTATGTTGATCTTGCTAAAATGTCATATCATGAACTGGTTAATGAAGGTTTAACTGCAGGACAAGCAACAAGAGTAATAGCCTGTAATAGTTATTCTAATCGTAAAGCAAGCCAGGTAGCAGAAGAAAAATATCAGATTAAATGCTCCAAAGATGTATTTGATATAATGTCTCCATTGTTAACAGATCTTGTGCATGAAGAATTCTGGATACTATTTCTTAATAGATCTAATAAAGTAATAGGCAAGATGAAACTCAGCCAGGGAGGAATAAGTGGTACCGTTACCGACGTCAGACTGGTGATGAAAAAGGCGATCGAATGCCTTGCCTCCGGAATCATTGTTTGTCATAATCATCCATCAGGTAATCTTAATCCCAGTGAATCAGATTCTAATATAACACAGAAGATTAAAGAAGCTGGAAAATTAATGGATATACAACTTCTTGACCATGTAATAATATCAGAAAAAGAACATTATAGTTTCGCCAATAATGGTCTATTATAACTAACAACTAACCAATGGAAAAGATACTTGAAATACTAAGAAAAAACTGGGGGACTGCCAATATTGACAATCATCCCAATGCAGAGAAAGGATTTGCAGAACTCGCTCAACTAATGAACAGTGACCTACGAAGTTAACTTGTTCAATTTTTGTCTGAATGTATAATTGAATTACCTGAAGGTAAAGATTGTATTGATTTGGTTGACGAATACCTCGCATCCCGTCCCGACAGTAAGGCTGTAACGGATTTAAAGGATGATATTTTATTAGATAATAAAGAGTATGATTAAACAATAAAAAGATTAACTAATGAGAATTGAATTAGATGAAAATCAGATTTTAGAAGCTGCAATGGACTTTGAGGGAGATGTTGATTTTATGGAGAACCTCATTAATAAACTGACTCGAAATTATAGCGAATTAAATGAGTTAATTATAAGACTTTATGAAACACTTCCTTATGATAGAAAAGAATCATTAATAAAATATATTACGCAAAGGCACTCAGAGACAATAAAATAAAATAAGATGAAAATAGGAGATAAAGTAAAGTTCGTAAGTGCTGACGATGATCAGGTTAAATGGGGTAGTAATGATGATCCCAGATTAGTATTAAATACTGATGATGTATATGAAATTGAATCTATTGAGGTTCATTCATGGCATACCAAAATTTATCTTAAAGGAATAAAAGGTAAGTTTAATTCTGTCAGTTTTAAATTAGTTTAATCACTAAATAGAAAGAAGATGAAAAGACCGGTTTGGTGTCCTCATTTAGATTGTAATTTTAAAACTCATTCTCAAAACTTAATGTGTGTTGGTTATTTACCAAAGCCTGAAAGGCATGATGATAGTTTAAATGATTATCGGTTATGTATTGATACAAGAGAGACAGGACACGATATATTTGATTTGCAAATAAATAAAGGTGATGTATGGAATTTAATAAGGATTTTGAAAACAATAACTTAACAAATAGACTATGAAAGACGAACTATATAAAAAGGTATTTATCCACAGTGAAGAGGATTTGCCAGAAGTAAAGGACAATTATGTTATAAAAGAAAAATTAAGAGTATATCCTACAAATTATACTTTTGATCCTTTAAGTGAATATGATAAAAAAACACTATTATCAATAGTTAACTGGTACTTACAGCCTATTTCTCAGCCAGAGTTAAGCAACGACAAAACCATTATAGAGAAGATGGAGGAGCTGATAGCTTATTATGACTTAGAATATTGTCCTTTAGCATCAAAATCAATTACATTTAGACTTATTGAAAAAGGTAAAAATAAACTTAAAAGAGAACTATCATCACTGAAGGATAAGAGTAATAACTAATAAATATTAAAACAATGAGTTTATACAACATGATTAATGGAGTAAATCCGGCAACATTTTTTATACTACCGATGATAGCTGAAAAACATCCTGATAATTATCCGAGATTTAGAGATTGTTTCATCGGAGAATTGTTAAATAGTGATGAAGATGATCAATTTGGTATTCCCAAAAAGAAAACCGATGATTCAAAAACTATAAGCATATACACACGTACAGGAGGTGGTAATCGTAGTGATTATTATGAGCAGATAAATGAAATACGTGCAATTCCAGGCTTTATAAAAGACTACGATGATGACTTTGACTCTACATTTATGACTTTTCTTTTTGCTGTGCCGGACGAATTTAAATCTGATTTTGACTTAATAACCAATGGCAAAATTAAAGAGATAAGCGAAAATTATAAGTCACGGTTATATAAAGTATTTCCAAAGCTAAAAGATACATTCGATAAAATATTTAGTGAAGAGTAACCAATAACAAGAGATATGACAACAATTGAAAAATTAAATTTCAGGTTACACCAGTCAAGTAATGATGAAAATTCTGCAATTATTAATAATCTTATTGATAAGGTAAATGAACTTACCGAAAAAGTTAATGAGCTGAATTATGAAGTTGGAACCATACATGAATGGAAGATTGAAAAGGAAGGTATTTAACAACTAAACCTACAACCATGTCAGACAAAAAGATAGAAATTATAGTAGATGCGAAAGAACTATTAAAAGGTACGTCATATCCTGATTTAAAGCCACAGGAACCTTTTATTATAACTGCACCGCCAATATATGAGAGATCATTTGAAGATTACCAAGACGGTAAAGCATGTCGCAGAGAAAGAAGATTAAAGAAACGCAATAAACCAACAGAGCAATGAAAACAATACGAACTTATCCAAAAGTATGTGATTCTTGTAAAAGTACAGGAGTTATATCCGAACCATTCCCGTCAACTACAAGCATTACTAAAATGTGTCCAGCCTGTTCAGGCAGTGGTGTAGTTATAGTAACAGAAGTAATTGAAACAGATGAGTTATCCGCCTTAGAAAAGGAAGTGCCGGAAGAGAAGAAGTGCATTGTAGCTAATCATAATTTTATTTGTGATGATAAAGGAATTACTACTTGCAAGGATTGTCATTTAACAATTAATTATCCATTTGAATAAAATATATTAAAAATGAGTACAACTGCAGGTAATGACAAAACGAACATGGAATGGATTGAAACTATTCCAGAAAAAGCTGAAAGCCTTAAAGAATCAGATAAAATTAACTGGTTCAATTCTTGCCTACAAATAGCCCTTACAGACTTAAATGCGATTGAATGTATAGATTGCGGATATGTTTGTAAAGAAAAAGATTTAGACAATAGAACGTGCAAACATTCAAAAGATGAGATATTAATTTGTCCAAAATGTAAATCACGTGATCTTAAATATTATTAATACTAAAAAGATGAGATATGAAAGCTAAAAGTGCAAAAGAGTACTGGAAAGAAAGATTCGGAGAAGATCCAAAGAGTGATTCGGATAAGTTTGCAGTAGGGATGATGCAGGATTACGCCTCTGAATGCCAGCAAAAGTCATTGTCGGATGAAGAAATAGAAAATGGTATAACAGTTCTTGCTACACTCCATGCAAAACAATCAGTCGGTGATTGGGCTACTGGATATATAACAGGCGCAAAGTGGGCCAGGGACAAACAGAAGGGAGGTAAGCCATGAAAGCAACAGAGCTGAGACTTGGAAATTTAATAAAGATTGGGGGTAATACGATTGATACATATCAAACGTATAAATCAACCAAGGTGACACTTGCAATATTGAATGAAATTGCAGGAGAAAATGATGAAAGGCCAGATGCTGAATTATCAGTCTTTATGCCTATTCCCCTCACAGAAGAGTGGTTGCTGAAGTTTCATCTAAATGAGGACATAGAGAAAAGTACAAGATTCCCAAATGAAATAACTATTTATGATCGCTTTTTATTCATCTGGAAAGAAAATTATAAATACTGGTACGTAATGACGAGTAACCATAAAGAATTTCTCACAAAGATTGAATTTGTTCATGAGTATCAGAACTTTATATTTGCTTTGACTGGAAACGAATTAACATATGAGCCATGAGTAAGTATTATAAACGAGTGAAAGCCGATAATTACGTTTTCGGTACAAATATTAACGGTACGGATGAATCAGGAATAATGAGTTTAACAAACCCTCCTGTATTAATATGCCTATGCCCTAAAGATAGATCAAAAGTATTACTTGACTCTTTAAATGCCGGGTTTGTCGAAGCAGAGGCGTATGAACGAGAATTTGTAGGGTGGTGGTTTACAAAAGGATTAATGGAATTTGCAATAGAGGCATTTTCAACCCCAGTGTTGTTTATCAAATTTGCCGAAGGGAGTAAGAAAAAATACACTCTTGGCGAACTGCACGAATATTGGCAGAAGGAGGTAAAACAATGAATATAAATAAATAATATATGGCTGATTTTAAAGATAAAAAAATAAAACCCTTACCATTGATAGATTATGGTAAAGTTCCACCAACTGCAATTGATCTTGAAGAAGCCATTCTCGGTGCTTTAATGATTGACGGAGATGCTTATACAAGAGTAGCTTACCTTTTGGATGCTCCTGATAAAATGTATAAAGAAGCCCATCAAAAGATCCTTGCTGCTATAATAGATCTTCATAAAAATAAAATGGCAATTGACCTTCTTCTTGTTACTGATAAATTAAGAAGTAATAATGAGCTTGAATCTGTTGGTGGCCCATTATATCTTACTCAGTTAACAAGTAAAATTGTTACATCTGCCAATGTTGAATTTCATTGTATGATCATTACTGATAAATATCTTTTGCGAGAGTTAATAAGAATAAGTGCAGAAATACAAACAAAAGCATTTGATGAAACTAATGATCCAATGGAAATAGCCCAATGGGCTGAAGAAGAATTGATGAATAAGTTTGACCTGGATATTGAAGGCAGGGCTACATTTAAAGATGCTCTTTATTCTACTATGATGGATATAACAAATAAAGCAAAAGGTCTTGTTAGTGCATTCATTAAAACAGGAGATTCAGAAATAGACAGCAAGATATCATTCCGAGCAAGAAGCGGTATTCTTATTGCTGGTGCAGAGAGTTCAGGTAAAACTAAATATGTTTCTTATATTGTTAAATCTATCCTGGATAATAATGAAAATGTCCGCGTCCTCTGGTTTTCAATGGAAGATTCAAAAGAACAAATTGTCAGAAGTTTTATCTCAATGGGATGCAAACTTACTACCAAACAAATGCAGAGTGTAAACTATACAATTAAAGATGACGACTGGACAAGAATAAATGATGCAGTTAACCAATTTGAAGATTATAACATTGAATTTATTGACCGGGTATGTTCTATTGCTACTATAATGCGTAAATCACGTAGCTACCGGGAAAAACATAAAGAATGTCTTTTAGTAATTGTCGTTGACAACCTGGGCCTTATTGAAACAGATTCATTTTATAGAGGCAATGAGAAAGATGATTACCTGGCTGGTAAGCTAAAAGATATTTATGATACTACCGAAGCATGTATGTTTATTCTTCATCATATAACAAAAGAGAGTAAAAACAAGCTTAATATCAATGAAGGATACAGACCAAGATCAGAATATATTAAAGGATCTACCCGTATTCTTGACTATATACAACAGGCTATACTTGTTAATCTTCCGCGTAAATATAAAGATCTTGTCTCTGAAGAAAAGAAGAAGGCTGAAATGTTTAATGCTAAAGAGATAAAAGGAAAGTTTAATGTAGAAAGATTTAAAAACGAATTCTGGTCTATTAATCCAAAAGGAGATAAAAATACTAAAGCAATAACCGATCTGTTTGATAACACCTGGAATGAACTTAAGTTTGTTTGCGGATCCGAAACACTTGATGATGGAATGCCTATCACAGTAGGTTATCTTATGAGAAAGTATATTGAGTATTCCATATCAATTGATGAAGTAAACCGTAACAGAGAAGTAAAATATCAATCAGAGAAATTCAGTATCTATACATTCCTGAACCATAAAAAGTTCAAGGAAGACTATAAACCACAACCAAGTTCAAGGACATTCTATTTATATGGCAATGATATAAGCAGAGCGCAATTTATCCAAAACCTGTTTATTGCCGAATGTGTAAAAAATAGAGATGGTAGTGATATTGATGACATGAATATTATCCGGTATAATGCCAACCTGGATTATAATATATTTATTCCAATGACAGATTCCGGATGGGAAGAACTTAAAAACAGTAATGATGGGAAAAATTAAAGAGTTTTTTCATGATGAAATCGAAAGAGCATCAAGAGAAACTGATGACTATGAGTACCAGTATAATAAATGGTGCACTGAACAACAAGAATTAGAAAGACAGAGATATTTTGAAAACCAATTAAAATTTACAAAATGGCAAAAACTAAGAATTCAATTCAAAGTTTGGAAATTCCAATTCATTTCCATAATATTACGTATCTTTAGAATTGGATAGTCGGGGGTAATTGCCTGATAACAAGGGAAACCAGAACTCCTTTCCAATTCTATTTTTGTTCTGGAATTATTAATAAACTGGAATATGAAACAAATTACTTTAACTAAAGGAATGTTTGCATTGGTTGACAATGATGATTATGAATATTTAAATCAATTTAAATGGCAAGTATTTAAAACGCCTTATACTTATTATGCCAGTCGAGCTATTTGGATTAATCAAAAAGTTATTCATATACTAATGCATAGGGATATAATGAATACACCTATAGGAATGGTATGCGATCATGCATTTCATAATGGATTAGATAATCGTAAATTCATTGAAATTGATGATATATTAAAACCTAATTTAAGAAATTGCAGTTCAAGCGATAATCAGAGAAATAAAAAACCAATCGGAAAATCTAAATACATGGGTGTTTATTTCAATAATTTAAACGGTAAAAAAATATCTATTCAAGCTGCAATAACTATAAATAAAAAAAGAATTTATTTAGGTGTGTTTGAAACTGAAGAACTTGCTGCAAAAGCATATGATAAAGCAGCAATTAAGTATAAAAATGAGTTTGCTAATTTAAATTTTAAATAATAATGAAAAACGAAAAAATATCTATAAAATCACTTGAAGTACCTATTCTATTTCATAATTACAAACTTCTTCAAGACAAAGAATTTGTTCTGAAAGGATCGAACATTTATTTTGTTCAAGGTCCAAACAAAGTTGGTAAAACTTCATTTCTTAAGGCTCTTACAAGTCTTATGATAGCAAATGATGATACTCCTGATAAAGTAACACGTGGTAGTGATGAAGCAGAAGGATATTATGAGACAACTATTCCTGCAGCCGATGGAGAACTTCTTACTATCCGTCATGAGTTTACTGCAGATGGTAAAGGTAAATTCTTTGCAATAAAAGAAGATGGCACAAAGATATCACAAGTAACTGAGATACGTAGATTGTTTAACTATACTCCTATCAATGTAAATGAATTCTTTGCATGGAGTAATTCAGCTGAAGGAAGAAGAAAACAAAGAGATGTAATCCTTAAACTTCTTACTGATACTGACAGGAAAGCATTTAATGATCTTGATCTCCTTGAGACAGGTTATTATAATGAAAGAACTGAAGTAAACAAAAAAGTTGAAACAGCTGAAAGTACTATCAAATCTATTGTTCTCAATAAGGAAGATGAAGCATTAATTCCCAGGGAAAAAGAGGCAAGAGATCTTATTACTCTTTATCGAAACATAATAGATCTGAGAAAATCAAATAAACCTATTCAGGAAAAGATTAATGATCTTAAGTTACGAAAAGAAAGACTTGAATTTGATCTTAAATATATCAATGAAGAAATTGGGAAGGGAGAAGAAGCTATCAAAGAAGGAAATAAAGCTGTTGAGAAATATAATAATCTTACAGATGAAGATCTGGCATTAAAACTTGAGAAAGGAAATGAGATCATAACTAAGATTACATCACTGTCAACTAAAACTGATCTTAAAAAAGAATGGCAGGTAAAGTTTGACGAAAACAAAAAGAAAAGTGAAGAAATAACTATGGGGATCAATAATTGCAGGGATTCTAAAGCTGCTATTGTTTCCGGATCCGATCTTCCTGTAGAAAACATATCATTCGATGATGGATTTCTTACTATTGATGGTTATCAGTTTAAAGAAAATCAGATATGTGAGAGTGATGCAGTTCTTATTCTTGCCAATATCCTTGCAAAGATTAATCCTGGACCTATTCAGATCATAGGTGATGCAAGTATCCTTGATTCAGTTAAACTTGACATGCTTAATGATATAGCAGAAGCAAACAATAAGGTTATGTTTGTTGATGAAGTTGTAAGAAATGCAAATGATATGGTTGTGGTAGGTTATGAAGACCTTGTTAAAGCAGATATGGAAAGCAATTTCAAAAAGCTTGATGGAAAGGGAAAGAAGAAAGAACCAAAACCAAAAAAAGAAGTAAAGGTTGAAAAAGATCTTACTGAACCAACAGCAAAGGATATTTACGATAATAATCCTAATGAAGATAAAACGCCAGAGGGTGGTGAAAATGAAGAACCTTCAACATTATTTTAGTATTAATTAAAAGCCGAAAAGCAAATGGCAACACTAACAGAAAAAACCGGTAAACCGGTAAGTATTGAATGGAACCGTGAATGGGAAGGACCCAATGGAACAGTTCATTATTTCGACATCGAATTTGATGATGATGATTTAACTAAAGGTCAGTTCTCAACAACGAAAAAGAACCAGACTAAGTTCACTATCGGAAAAGAAGTGAAGTTTACCACAGAAGTAAAGACTAATACACGTGGTGAATATTTTAAGATTGACATAGCAAAAGATCCTAACGCAGGTAAAGGTGGTACAGGAGGGGGCAATAGAGGCTCAGGAAGCCACATGAGTCCAGAAGTGGAAGCAAGTATCACAGCAAGTGTATGTCTTGATTCAGCTGCTATATGTATCCTTAAAACAGGTAAAGCAGATCAGGTGAAAGAAGATCTTGTTGCTTTACATGCAATAGCCAATAAATTCTTTAAACATATCATGGAGAAAAGTAATGGTGATCGCCAACTTTCTATTAACTATCAAAGCCGGCTTAAAGAGGTTGTTGGTACACTTATGGATTATCCAAGCCTTAATATTAAGAGTACAGATGATATTCTCAGATATGTCGATCTTGAAGTTTCATTCCTACAAATGAAAATGACACAGGCAAAATGAACTTCCACGATTTTCCTATAAACCAGTCCATAATACGGACATTTCTGCATAATGGAGAAGAAAAGGAGTATTGTTTCAGAAGGATCTATATTACTAAAATAAAAAGATCCCTGAAAGAAGTTCCTTCTGATCCTATGCTTTATGGTAAGTACTTCGAAACAAAGTGTCTTGGCAAAAGTTCAGGATATGATGTTAAAGATCTTCCACGAAAGAAACTTACCAAAAAGATGGAAGCAGAAAATGCAGTACGGAAAGCAGAAGGGAAACCTTTGCTTCCCGGAGAAAAGTACCTTGATCATATCAGGGTTGATGATCAGATAAACAGGTTTAATGCTCTTATAAAACAACATAAGATTATAATAGCTGATCATAATGTTCAGGTACCTATACTTACAGTATGGGATCAGGATCCTGATGTACTACTAAGTGCAGAGCTTGATGTATTTCCTACCACTATACTTATTAAGTTAAAAGATGATGTGGAACCAAGGCTTTATGCTGCTATTATCGATCTTAAGCTTACTGCAGATATAAATGCTACATATGGAGATTACTGTTATGGTAGTCCCCAATACCTGGATCTTATTCAGGCTAAGATGTATCATTATGTGGTTCGGAACATCAACAAGAAGTTTAATCCTACATTATCCGGGTTGATAACAAATACAATACAAAGTCTTATTGATAAGAATCTTATTGTATTTCTGTTATGGGTCTTCGGATATAAAAAAGATGTCCTTGAAGATAAATTCATTGATGTCTCCTGGGATAAAACAAAAGAAGCAGAATTACATGAGAGTATCCGTAAAACAGTAAGTAGCCTGGAAGCAGGTGAAAAACTCGATTGGCCAACAAACCCGGTATTTCATCTATGTAAATCATGTCCCTGGTTTGCTTGTCCAGACCGTGTTCGTATACAAACAGTTTAATTAAATCATTTAATATGGAAAACGTAAAGTTTGAAAAGAAAGGAAACATCCTTACAATTACTGTAGATTTATCAGTAAAAGGATCTCCAAGTAAATCAGGTAAAAGTATTGTTCTTGCCTCAACTCTTGGAAACAAAAAAGTTGATGGTACAGAAGATACATTTATTGGATTGAATGTCTATAAGACAAGATAATATGTCCTCAATAGAGGATTAGCCCCGGAGAGTTTTTAGATTACAAGAGTGAAATATGGTTGGAAGGGATGTTACTACCGAGGCGGCATCCCTTCTTTTTTTATTAACTAAACCAATTAAAATGTCAAATAAACTATGTTCTGAACCTGGCTGTATTCAACCTCTTTATGCAAGAGGATGGTGTATAAACCATTATAAACAGAAATATCTTAAGCCTAAAGAGGATAAAAAGGTTAAAAAGACCTATGTAATACCACACAGGACAGAAGATCGTGCAAAAGAAGAGCGACAGTATTCCATAGACAGAAAGTTGTTTATAGAGGACGAAAGAGCTAAAGATCCACAGGGAAGAATATTCTGTATCTTTTGTCAGGGAGAAATAGGAAAAGAACCTGATTGTCATCATCTGGATGGAAGAGATGAAGATAAACTACTCAATAAAGATGACTGGTCGCTGGCACATCATAAGTGCCATATGGATTATGATTCTATGCCATGGAGAAAATTAATATGGTGGATGGATTATATTAAAAATATTAAGATCTCACATCCACATATTTATCAAAAAGAATTAAGAAAAATGGAAAAATGAAAGACGATATATTAAAATTTCGTAAGATCTATACGATTCTTACAAAAGAAAAAGGTAAACAAAAAAAGTATGTTTATCATGAAATGAGTATATCTGAACCATCATTAGTAAAGATTTTAACAGCTGATCTTAATGATCTCAAAGGACTAAGAGCATCCACTCTTGGAGTAATTCAGGACTTTAATAAAAGACATATGGATGATTTCAATTATTCAGGAATCAAATCTATTACTGAACCAGTATCAAAAGAAACATCTACTGCCAGGTTAGAGTTTATGGAAAATAATAAGAAAAAAGATCCTGAACCTATAATATTACCTCTAAAAATAATGGAAATTGATGAAACAATTACCGGACAAAGAGTACATTGGGTAAGAATTTTAGTTTCAGATACTCTTGGAAGCGCAGAAATAACCAGGTTATATTGGGAAGTTCCATGGACATTAAGACTTAAATATAACTGGTATTTCAAATACAGAGCTGCGCTTCTTCAGGTACAAAATCCTAAGAAATATGTTGAAATGACATGGGGTAACTTTTCAAAACTTTCTCCTAAAGAAAAAAAACTACATGATCTTAAAAATAAAATTATTGCCAAAAAGAGAAAAATAACTGAGTTCACAAACAAATTTAATTATGTTAAGCAACAATGGAACGAATTATTTCCTATTGAAGATGATCCTCAATATAACAATGTAATTGCAAAACTCGAAAGATTAAAATGTGAATTAATCAGTTTTGAAAAAGAATTTGAAAAAACTGAATCAGATGAAACAACTTGAAAAAGAAGAATGGGATCGACAACTCATTGATTTTATCAACAAAAATCCCATTCCAGAAGAACCTATTATTCCACTAGAAATCACATTCCCTTTCATGATGGTGTACTATCGTAAAAAACTATCTCTGCGTAATCATAATTATTTACTTGCAGTAGCAATATTTTCAATAGCTGATTATGCATCGAGTAAGAGAAGTATTGTTCATAAAGGTTGGGCCACTCCTACTTTAATGTTTGATCTACCAGAATTCATGAAAGATGATCATCTTAACAATAGATATATCTATTATAAATTTCATGATTGGAACAGCATTGAACATATCTTAAGTGTTCAGGATAAGTTACTTATTCCTAATATGGAAGAATTATTTCCATGTAATAAATTGGTTAAACTGAGAGAAAAAAACGGACAATATAAATTTATCATATGAAATATTATTTTGGTATATATGTCGATTATATAGATGCAAATCGACCACGAATAGCACAGGTAATGACATCTGTTGATGATCTTAGTTGTGAAATGCTTGCAGATCCGGGATTAATAACATTCTATTTCTCAGAAAAAAGAAGATGCAGAGAACATATTCATCATCTTGCAAGACTTCATAACTGTAAATTCATTGAATTTGGTTGGGGTAAATATCAATTAATAAAAATCAGATGAATAAAAACGAACAGATTGCTCTTACAAGAGCAATAACAAAAGATATTACTGATTATATGGTTGAAAAACTTGAGAAAGGAAGTGTTCCTGAAAACTGGGATGGCTTTGAAATAAGACATTGGCTACAAAAAATTGTAGAAAGAGAAAATCTATGATCTGATAAATTCCGTAGAAAAACTTATCGTAAAAGGATACGTGATTGTGAAAACACTATCATTGTTAATAATCTCTATTAATTTTGTATATTTAACGTATGATAATGAGTCAGATATTAGAATTTGATTGCCGGTCTATTTGTCAGGGAAGGAGATGTCCATATCTCCATCCTGGCAAAGACCTCAAAATAAACAAAACAATTAAGATGTTTATCTGCAAGGATAAAAACTTAGTGATTGTACCAGAAATACTTGATCCGGGAAAACCATCTGAAAAGATAATAATCGTAGGACCCTTTAATAGTTGTATTCAGATGAGAAAGCTTCAATCTGAAGGATTAGCTCAATGGGCCGAAGCATCAATAAATCCTGATGGAACTATAACACATTGGAATCCACCATTAAATATAATTTGATATGGTAAAATTAAATCCTTTGACAATAATTACTTTGATAGTTTTTGGAGTAATAGCTTTATTTGTTTTCGCCTGGATAGTTGTTGAACTTTATAATAAGTATTATGATCAGGACATTTGAAGACTATACTTCTGAATTAACAGAAGATGAGGCAAATTATATCATGCCAAGAATTTTAAAGATACTTACTCTTGCAATAGGCAAGGATAAGGCGGTTAAAAATGATCAAATTCTAAAAGATATAAATGTTTTAAATCCTATGTATAAACCGGATAATGAAGATCCTGATCTTTCATGGATAATTAAAACAAGACCAGCAAGGATAAGACATATGATACATATACTCCGGGTAACAGATACTATCCCTTTCCTTGTAGCTACAGCTGTAGGGTACTTTATCTCTAATGAGAAAGAGGAAATAGAGAATTACATAGGAAGTATTGATGACCGGTTAAGATCGATCTACCAGATCCGCAGAGCCCTTAAACGTCAAATGAAAGAATGGGGGAAGAAGCCTGAAGGAATACAAAGACAAATATCATTCGCTAATGGTGAATTAACCTATTAAAAATGAGAAATTTTATATTTGAAATAGATCCGGTAGCTAAACCGAGAATGGTACGATCTGATAAATGGAAAAAACGTCATGTAACAGATCATTATTGGGCTTTTAAAGATCTTTTCAGGCTACAAGCCAATAAGTACGGATTGAAAACATTACCCGATTCCATAGAATATCTTATCTTTGTAATTCCAATGCCAGAAAGCTGGTCGCAAAAGAAAAAGGTAGCTTATGAGGGTAAACCACATAAACAACGTCCTGACCTGGATAACTTCACAAAAAGCTTTTTTGATTGTCTGTGTGAAGAAGATGACAGTTATATTTGGCAAATCAGAAATCTATCTAAGATGTGGGGATATACCGGTAAGATACTTATCGGGACAAACGACTAATTTAATTGGTTTAATTAGGATGGAACTGGATCGAACCCTTGAGTGCTAAGATCCATTTTCCATTTATAATATTCACTTAAAAAAGCGATATGAAAATTATGACACTAACTTTAATAATCAGCTTGTTTTGTGCCCTTTTAACGGCTCCTCCATCTCCAACCATGGTAATATTCGCACCATCAGAGATAAAGCCCTATGAGGCACTATGGAACGCTACCTGTGCTATAGAAAGTAACTTCAATCCCTATGCAATCGGGGATAAGCACATGAAAAAATGGTCATATGGTATTGTTCAGATAAGATTATCCCGGCTTGATGACTTTTACAAACAGACCGGGATCAGATATTATGAGACTGATATGTTTTGTCCGGTGAAGTCAAAACAGGTTTTTATTCATTATGCAGTAAAAAATCATTATTCTGAATCAGAACGTATAAGCAGAGATTGGAATGGTGGCCCTAAAGGAATGCAAAAGAAATCAACATATAAATATTACCTTAAGATAAAAGAGCACTTATGAATGAAGTATTAAGTCATGATATGAAACTTCTTGGATTACATATGCCATATGGTGATGATCCGGAGACACCTATTCTTTGTAGTTACTTTGATGAATTACCGGACCATTTTACCAAATGCCTTAATTTCCGGGATCTTTATCGTCTTAAAAAACATAAAAGAAGCGATAATAAAGATAATCTTGAGATCTTTGAAGGGCTTGATGTACTTATTCATGTACAATCAGAAAGTAGATATTATTACCGGATATTACAACCCTATACAGACATGAATAAAATGCTTAAATATTTTAAAGATGGTAATCTTTATATTCTAAAGGATGAGCTCAGACAAAAAGAAGAACCGGTTGAAGAACCGGTCCCTGAAAAGAAAGTTGATGATACAGAATTGTTGTTTTAACGCCATTTATTAGCCCAATGTTCAGTCCACCATGCTTCTGTCTGTGATGCATTTTGCAATTTCATTGCCATATCATGCCAGGCAGAAGCATATGGTACGGATCTCATAAACTCATTCCAGCCTCTTAACTGTCCTTTCTGAGTGAAAGCAGATTCTTTATCTCCAAGTGCAAGGTTTGCTGAGGCAAGCATCATCTGACCAAATGCTTCAGTAAACTTAAATGCTCTGGCAAATGATACAGGTCTTGTTACTGTCTCCATTGTACGAAGCATCTCTATAGGATTATACTGCTGTGACTGGTTCTGTATAATATAATTCATCCACCATTTTTTAAATGTATCATCATCGTCTTTGTCATCGAATAATGCTAAATAACCAGCATATGAAAGAGCTATCATTCCAATACTGAGAATAGCATCGACAATATTCTGTTTTTGTTCTGTAGATAATGAACTCCATTTATAATCAGGACTACCAATTTTAAGAGCTGTAAGAATAACATTAATAAGTGTTCTCCATCGTCCTTCATTAGTTCTTGCAAGCCATTCATACACATCCATCTTCTCTCCTGTTACTGGATCTATACGTGATTCTTCCATCTTTTTATATGTTCCAAGATCCACCTCTTCGCGTTTACTGCCAAGGGCATTTATTACAAGCCTCATGAAATATCTCTTAAACTGGACAAAAGCTTTCCCAAGCACATACAGTTCCAGGTTGGCAGCTTCTTCCTTGCGATATCCCCCCTGCATTCTTTCATGTACTTTCTTTAGTTTTGCTATCTCATGACCTGTTAATTCTGTTATCGGTGTATAAGATGCTGCACCACTCTTACCTGATTTTTCATATCCCCTGGTACCACCTATCCAGTAAACATCTGTTATTCCATTTTCTGTTCTTACCTCATAAGAATCCCATAATGACTTTCCTGTCTTGGGATGCTTAAGATGTTTCATCTGGGCTGTCATAGTAGTAAGTGATACATATTCTTCACCTATACTATAAAATTTATACATTGATGATTCTGATAATGCCTGGTTACGAGTAGATAAAAGAAACCTTCTGTTAGTAGCATAATCATAGTTATCAGGGATGTAATTTAATTTCCTTGCAAGCAGGAACATCTTATTCTTACGAAGATCTCCTATCATTGCATCTTTTATAAATGATCCCCAGTACACTCCATCAGCAAAAGCATTATCCGATACTGTAAAGTCAATAGCATCGCCATCTATATGAAGGAACTTGCTTGCTATCGTACCTTTAAGTGCCTCTCTATGGGTAAGCATCTTGGCAAATATAGCATTACCGGTACCCTGAACAGGTCTTAACCACATTATAGAAGCACTTGTCCAATGGACTAATGCTTCAAGGATCTTATCAGGAGATATATTTGCTTTGCCAAATGTTATAGGCTTGCCGGTATATTTAATTGGCTCTACCCTATTTTGAATATCAGCAATAAGCTTCTTCTCAAGAAACTTAGCAGTATTTTCAAACATAGGTTGACCATTGGAATACTTCTGCAATTCAAGATATACTTTTAATGCTTCTCCAACTACATATACATTATCCATATACTGTTTATGTAACATTGACTTATTGAACTGATCGAACATATATACTGCATTCTTGGTATAGTTACGGTCATTGATAACTATAGGATTATCCATGTATTTCAAAGGAAGAGACATGGTAACATCATTATACATCTCAAACTCCTGTTCCGTGAACCATGTAAACTGTCTCTTGGCAGCTTCTTTTATTCTTTTAGCTGAAAATCGTCCAATAATATTAGCTCCCATTATATCACCATGTCCAGGAATCTTTCCAAGAATCTTTGCTCCCTCTTCATAATTTATTTCTTCATAGGTCTTCATAGTTTTTGGAAACCATCCGGGATAATATTTCATCTTACTCTCTTCTGTCTTATTCTTATTGAATATATCGAGCCAGGAATAAGACTTACCTTTCATTACTGTAGCCTGCTGATTAAGATAAGCTTTTTCTCCAACGAACCATGAAGCAAATGTATTATTAAGAAACGTAAGAAGATCTTGCTTATTCTTATTAAGTCCTTTCCATTCCGGATCTGTTTCTGTTAATAATCTTTCTTCTTTAACTCCATTCTTTTCGAATTCTTTATACATAAATCCAAAGAGCTCTGCATAATTAACATTAGCCACCCTGCTATATCCTCCCCTGGAAATATTTAACTTTCCTTTCATATACTCTTTAAGAATAGGTTCTACAAATGTATTGAGCCTGAGAAGATCCATTTCATGTTTCTGGGTATATGCATTCCATCTCTCATTACGTATTTTTACCCAAGGCTGGAATATTCCCATGTTAACATCAGAATAGTTACCTATCCATTGTGTTGCCCATCCAATATCTCCCTGTGGATATACATCGAGCTGCAGGGAAGGATCAGATTTTATATGCGCTATCTCTCTATAGAGCTGTGCAAGCCTTTTCTTTTCCCATTCCGGAAGCTCATCAACACGTATCTTCCTGTCAGTTACAAACTTTCCAAGTATTATCTGGATCTCATTTACTCTTCTTCTATATTCTTCTTCAGGGCGAAAAGGTGAATCTTTAAGGTTCTCGAATAATTCATCACCTGCCTTATCGGTATATTCTCCTACATTAAATATCTTAGGACTCTTTTCAAGAATCTTCTTCATAACATTAGGATCAATACCAGCATCTTTAAGAGCCTGTTTGTCATTAAGGAACATCTTTATCATACTCAGGTATGATGATACTTCAACAAACCTGTCCATGTCTTCTCTTTCAGCAACAAATCTTCCCGGGACCCATACTGTCATAAGATCCCTGAATTTCATATCAGGAAACTCAAGCTTGTAAAGGAATGCATACCACATAACCTGAAGCTTTGCTCTCTCTCTCTGATTGTCTGAAATATATATATCCTGAATACCATATTTCATTGCTTCAGCGTTGAATCTCTTACCAAAATTCTGACCGGTCTTCCAGTCTATAATACTAACTTTACCATCTGAATGGAATATCATAGAGTCTGTCGTACCGCCTATACCAAGGAGCTCACTATATATTGATTGTTCAGGTAAAGCTATTATATCTCTCAAAGCATCAGGGAACCTACCAGGATCTTTAAGTATGTTCACTCCTGCCTGACTTAATATACGGTCCTGTATGCCTTTATCTTCAAGCCAGGAGTAATGTTCCGGCCTGGTTGACCCTTCACTCATGGATGCAATATCATTCATCTTCTTGAGTATATCTGTTTCATTATACCCGAGATTGAATATCTTATTAAACATCTTCTTGAAATAAAGGTGCATGATATTACCTTTTATCATACCCTGCATAAAGTCTTTCTCTCTTCTCTCTTTGTATTGGTCATAGTTCTGCTCAATACCATCAATAGTAAATTTATGATCATGAGGCACTGTTCCCCAGCGAAGATCTGCCATATGCTGGCCAAAAGATACATTAGGATCAATTTTTGTATTGCTGAACCATGACATTGCACCGCCTACATTATCAGTGATCCTTCTTATCTTACGTGTAATACCATTAACAGAATATGTTGAAAGCTCTCTTCCTGTAGCATCAGTATCTACTTTTACCCTGGATGATATCTCCTGAATCTTCTTAGCACGCTCCAATACAGCCTTTCTGACCTCATCCACGTTCGTTGCTACTACCGATTCCACTTCTACCTCAAAAGGCATAGAAACCTTACTATATGCCTTTCCAGAGGCACTACGGAATATCTCTCCTTCTTTAGTAAATGATGGAGTATAAGGACTATGAAGTATTATCTGCAAGAAATCATATGACAAATCCTTTCCTATATTAAAGAATTCAAGTATCTTGTCTATAATCTTTCTCAGTAATGACTTCTCTTCTCCTTCTCTTTTGACCCGGTTCATTATCCTGGCAAACTCATCATTAGATAACAGTTCAGCTATAAATTCTTCTTTTGTCCTTAATCCCATAAATAACATAAGATCCTTTGTTGATGTATCAGGATCATAACCGTTATCAACAAGATACTCCTGTATTGCAATTTTAGCATGAGGAAGCGATATTAGATTGCCTGTCTTGCTATCTATGCTAAAGTGTTCATTTATAAGAGCCATTATATCTTCACTAAATTTAGCATCTTCAAGCAAACCAAGTACCGATAATCCATGAACTATCTCATGAAAGAGAATCCTGTCTATCTTATCAATGTCAAGCCGACCATCATCTTCATAAAGGTTAACAAGATCAAGAGTTATATTACCATCATAATCCCATTCTCCATATTTACCTACTTTAATAAGATCACCAACACGTATCTTAAGATCCTGTTGTAATATTCTTTTCTTAAGAGTTGTTAATAACTTGCTTCTGCGTGAACTCTTACTACGCTTTATCATACTGTCAATAAGAGATTCCATGTTCTTCTCTGAGGAATAAATCTTTGTTGCACCTGCTACTGCTTCTTCCAGTTTATTGTCTTCAACGGTATTCTCAATGATAAGATTATTATTGTTCTCTATTACAGCACTTTTTTCAAATGGAATATTGTTTATCTTATAAAACTGCTCTCTTCTTTCCTGGTCTCCTCTGGCAAAGAATCTCATCAATTCGTCTCTGTCAAGATACATTTCGACACCATCCTGCCATTGTCTTTCTCTCCAAACACGATAACCACCATATTGATCAGCATTCATCTTATTCTTAAAAGTACGAGCCTCAGCTAACTGATGTTTAGCATAAAGAATCCTTCCACGACCTTTATTATCAGCCCTGAATGGAGTACCTTTTTTAAACACTTGTTTTTTAACATCTTCAATTATACTATCAGCTGTTGATAATATCC